ATCTGGTTCACATTGGGCCTACAACGTGTAGCTTTGGAGTACAGCTTGCAGCTTCCTGGTACAGCTTACAACTTCCTATTGGCAAGATCCGAAGAACCGTGGTAGGATCTGGGTATGACGATGCAAGCACGTAACGACGGAGGTGACTCGTTCTACCCACCAGATCCGCTACCCGAGGACATCGTGGAGATCGCGGCTAAGTACGCCGCCTACGGTGCCCACGTGAAGCCGAACACCTGCGTGGCGGACATTCAGATCCTCCTCCGCTACATCGAGGTACTGGAGGACCGCATTGACGGCACGACGACCACGTAAGGCAACCCCCGCTACCGCACCCCCGGTACCACGCCGAGATGAGTTGGTGGAGGCGCTGAGGCAAAGGATCTACGAACTGGAAGCCACGGTTGATCTTCTGAAGGGCGCGATCGTGAAGGCCACAGAGGAACTGGTTTCCCCCTACATGTACACCGATGAGGAGCGCATCAACACGGCGCTCGGAACCCTGGAGGTTCTTGATGGGTAAGCGAGTACGCGATCTTCACGCCCCCGAGTACCAGCAGGCGCGCAAGTTGGTGTACGAGGTGACCAAGCTTCGCCTCGGCGAGAAGCTCACCCAAGGAGTCGTGAACAAGCGCTCCGGCTACTCCCAGTCCGGGCTGTCCGAATGGGAAGCGTTCAAGATGCCCAACTACGCCCTGGTGACGTTGATCCGGATCGCGAAGGCGATCGGCTACAAGGTGAACGTCACCTTCGAGAAGGAGGAGCAGTGAGACCTTGTCCCTTCTGCGGCCTCTACGGCGGTTTCCACACCGACGAGCAAACGTTCGGGATAGATGAAGATGGTTTCGCCATCTACCCCGGTCACCGGCAGGTCCGGATGACCATGAACCCCTTGCGGTTCCTACCCAAGAAGGGAAAGAAGCAGAAGTGACCGACAAGGACCAGTGGCTGGCAGGTATGCCCACCCACTGCCCAAAGTGCAAGAAGGCCACCCTCAAGACCGAGGAGGTCGGCTGGAAGAAGCACCGCGTCATCGGGGAAAGCCCACGCGGCTACCAGTATTCGGTGCTGACCATCAAGGTACCCACCGTCGTGGTGGAGTGCAGCAACTCGAAGTGCGACTACGAGCAGCACGGCTACATCTACGAGGGCACCGTCCACCTGGAGGAGTCCGACGAGAAGGTGACCGTCTGATGCTCGGAAGACTCATTATCTGGGCGTTCGGGCTCTCCATGATTGGGGTCCTTATTTACGCCATCATCAGCGAGATTGGAGCAACTAGGTGAAGCGAGTAGCAGCGGCGCTCATGGTGCCGTTGGCAATTCTCAGTATCGTCGCAGGGTGTTCGATGCCGGGGCAGAACACTGCCGCTCGGCCGGAGCCCGGCGACAACCAGATGAAGATCGAAATCGAGGCGTCACAAACCACCAAGAACGCGGTAACCAACATCACGGAGCACATCCGGGTCAAGGTGAACGCAGTCAACGGTGATGGTGAGCCACTCATCGGTGACGACTTCAAGCCACTCACCCAGTGGGACAGTGGCCGGACCATCACCTACCCCGGCAAGCCGTGGGCCATGATCCTGTCGCAGCCGGTCGGGCAGGGAGGTAACGCGATCGTTGCAGCCTTCCAGATCTATCCGGAGTCCAACGCGAAGTTCAACCGGACCGTGGACATCAAGTGCCACTTCTTCATCAAGCGGTTCGGTATCGACACCGACTGGGTGGAGGACAAGCCGAAGCTTCAGGTTGGTACTGGAGCCAAGGTCACCTGCCTCTACTCCGTGCAGTTCCCAGGCTAGGAGAACAAGTGACCAAGCGACACGTAACCGTTCAAGAACTGAAGGACACTGTCGCTGCGTGCGTGGAGGAGCGCGGTGCGGACTACCAGTACCGCGTTCCCAGCGCCGACAGTGACATGGGAGGCTCGTGCCTCTACTGGCACGAAGACGAGCAGCAGCCCGGTTGCATTGTGGGCTTGGCTCTGCACAAGCTCGGAGTCAGTGACGAGTTCCTTCGCAACCACGAAGGCAACACGTCCATCGGAATGCTGAAACTGCTGACAGAAAACCACGAGTGGACCTTCGAGGACTACCTGGAGGTTGACTGGTGGCTCAACGAGATTCAGCGACGCCAGGACGACGGAATGCGTTGGGGGGACGCAATCAAAATCGAGTACGGGAGGACCCATGACTAACCCGGACCGGGGTTCCGGTTGCCTCGGATTTTGCGGCGACAAGGACTACGGCCAGATAGAGGCTCAGATGCACCGCTGCTACGACAACGTGGACGTGTATCTGAAGCCGTGGCAGGTGCAGGAAATCCACGACCGGTGGACCCGCATCGGCAAGCAGGCAGCGGCAGGTCGGCTATGACACTCAGTTCTGAGCCGCTCGGCTGGTACACCTGCGCCCTCTGCAAGGGGGAGTTCAACTCCTCGGTGTCCGAGCAGCAGGCGGCTGAAGAGTACGCCCGCAACTTCCCGGACGAGGTTGATGAGCCTCACGAGATGGTCTGCAACGTCTGCTACGACCGGTACTTCGCCTGGGCCAACAAGTGAGCCAGGACAAGTACGAGAACGTGTTGTTCTTCGTAACTGTGGCCAACATCGTGCTGGGGATCGTTTCGACGGTCCTCGGCACGTTGGCCATCATTGCCATTCGGCAGTGCAACGCGGTAGAACGGGCGCTAGCACTCAAGAAGGAACCCTCCACGGCACTGGTCCCCTGGGCCCAGCGACCGCAGGCCACCCTTGAGTTCCGGCGTCCCCCCGTTATCCGGCCCAGCGTGCTGGCCGACAACCGAAGGAGCTTCCAGGATGACCTCTGGGGCTGAACCAGCCTGCTCCAATCCGATGTACGACCCAGAATGGTGGGTCTTCGAACATCCGGGGCGTTGCACGAAACTGTGCGCCCACGCCCTGGCCGCTCACATTTGCCTTAATCACTGCCCGCTGTTGCGGGAGTGCCAGGAGATGTCGGCACTGAACCCGGACATGTGGACCGGCATGGTGGTCGGCGGAATGATCTGGGACGGCAGGAAGTCGAAGCGGATGTTCACTCAACCCCCGCACCGGGAACGGTGCGAAGCGTGTGCCCCGGCTCTCGTGGCCGCCTGACACTGAAGCCCCAGGGAAACCTGGGGCTTCAGTCTTCCCACCGGACGACGGTCTTGCCGTTGTGCCCGTGGATGGTTTCCACATCTCCGATGTTCTCGTAGACGGCCGTGGACGAGGTCCCGGTCCGCCACCGCATCGCTACGGTGCCGTCCCAGAACTCGACGCCCTCCGCTACCAGTCCGCTGCCGCTGACACCGGTCTCGTCTTCGAGCCGGTCCAGGAAGAAACGCTTCATGCTGCCTTCCGGGTTGCGGCACGGGCTGCCTTGCAGTCCTCGCACCGGCAGTTGTAGTTCGTGTAGCCGTTGTCGGTGCCGTGCCGGGTGTCGGTGGCGGTGAGGCCACGTGACCGGCGAGCGTGCCGTGCCTTGACGCTGTACGCGCTCCAGGCGTTGATGCAGTCCAGGCACCGGCACCGGTTGTTGCCGTACCCGGTGGGAGTGCCGTGGCGCGGGTCGTCCTTGGTCAGGTTGCAACGCTGCCCTGAACAGTTGCAGCGGTTTATCTCGATCACATTAGTCAACTGGGGTCTGCCTCCTTCGGAACACAAAGGGAGCAGGGGTACCTGGATATTGTAACCCAGATACCCCTGCTCAGAGGGTTCCTTGGTCGGCTCAGCGACGGCGGCCCCAGTCCCACAGGCGGGCCTTGCCCACCCGGCGACGGCCACGGGAGTCGGTGTTGTAGACCCCCACTAGAACCTCCGCGAGACCCATTGCGGGCTTCACCTTCTTGACCGCAGCGTGGTGCTGGCCGTCGAAGACCAGATCACGGGGCTTGTGGTCACGGAGACGCTCGATGAACTCGGAGACGTTCAGGTGATCGCCGTACTCGTCGTACATGGCGGCCACGGCGTCGAGCATGATGCCCTTCAGGCTGTACTCGGCACCGCCCCACGCACGCTCCAGGGTGAGCAGAGTCAACTGGAGGGTGTTGGGCTCGAAGCCCCGCTTCTCCGACTTGATGTAGATGCGACGCATCACGTCCACGGCGGAGATGTTGCCGTTGCGGGGGTAGGTGGCCAGGGCGAGGCCGTAGCTCTCCAGGAGCTTCTGCACGGCCACGGCGGTCGGGTCACCAGCGGTGACCGCAACCTTGAACTTGTCCACCGCGCGAGGCTTGGTGGTGTTGTTCAGGGTGAGGAACAGAGCAGCTTCCTGCTCGGTGGTCAGGCCGGTGAAGACCTCACACCGGACGGCCTTCGGGCCACCCTCGGCCAGCTTCAGCCGGAGAACCTCCAGGCGGTGCTGTCCGTCGAGAACTGCGTTCCTGACGGGCTTGGTGCGCCGTGAGACAGCCAGGGTGCCCACGCCAGCGGCGGTGAACTCCTTGAACAGTCTCCGCACCTTGTTCTTGTCGAGCGGTCGCTGGATGGCCGGGTCAACTTCGAGATCCTCGACATCGATGATCTCGATAGTGGACTCCAACTCGTCCAGAGCCGCATTGTCCAGAAGATAGGCCATCAGCCTTTCCTGATCCTTTCTTTGAGTTTCTTGGAAATGGTGAAGAAATCGGCCCTGGCCTGCACGAATGAGCGAAGCCAGGCTGTTGCTTCCTCGACCGTGATGTCATCGTTGATATCCGTAACATCCGCGAGGATCTTTCCTGTGGCCGAAGATGAGATAGCTGCGTTGCGCAGAATCTGTCGCTGCTCCGACTCAGATGAGATACGAGGCTGGTGGACACCGCGTGCCTTGTCCCATTCGCCTCTCGCACTGTAAACATTGTACCCCTGCTCCATACGCTTGACCAGGTCAGACGCAAGAGCCACTGACTGCTCATCCAGTTCCGGATGGTGGCCGAGAGCACGCGAATACAGGTACGTGACGGTCTGGATGGCACTACCCGTGTATCCACTGAGAGTTGCCATCGCGTCCCGGCTAAGGGACACCTTCTTGCGGGTTTGGAGGACGTCCCGAATCAGCTTTGGCATCTTCGGTGGCTTTTCGCCCTTGAAGTGGTTCAGGTTCAGCCTGGTCGCGTTGTAATGGTTGTCCTTACGCTGCTTCTGGCTGGACTGGTGGAAGTCCCAGAGTCGCCTGGTAGTCCAGTGCCGCGTGAACGGGTTGTTTCTGTCCTTAAGCATGATTTCGAGGGTGTCCACGTAAAGGTCAGTGACCACTACGTCAACCTCGTCACCAGGCTTGAACGCCTCCATGCGGCGGAGACCGTCGATCAGGTTGAGATGCTGGTCGACCAGGATCGGCGTCTGGAGACCGTTGGTCTTGATGTCAGCGATCAGGGCCATAATTTCAACGTCAGCCGGATCGATGAATCTGTCTCCGGTGTTGATGTCGGAGATCTTGACCGTTCGATACTCCCTCATGCAATCCCTTCTTAGTGATGGGAACCTACGCGAGGAACTGTACCACCCTAGAACCCCGTCGTCCACCCGCCGGGCATCTTGCCAAGACCTTGGACCATTCGGCCATCCTCGGATAGCTGAATGGCTCGGTCGCACTCCTTCAAACGGATAAGGAACCGGTTGGCACCCACGGCGCGCTCACCGATCATCCGGCACCAGCCCATGTACATCTGGTACAGGTCAACCTTCTTCATCGCCTGGGTGGGCTCCATGGTCAAGGCCCCCTCGGCGACCTTGTCGTCCAAGAACTTGATCACCGAGTCGGCCTGCTCCCGCAGCGCGTGGACGGAGGAGGTGACACACCCCGGCTCGGCCAGCCCGGCACGGTGGTACTCGGCGAGACCCTCCAGCAGCCAGTTCAAGATCCCATCGGCTTCCTTGATCAGGATCTCGTCCATGCCACGCACCTGACCCTCACCGAGGAACACGGTGGTGAACGGCACCAGCTTCACCCGGTTCCAGATGGCCCGGTCGTCAGAGTTGAACCGGGGGGCGTGGTTGGTAGCCAGCCAGATGGACGCTTCGGACTTCCAGGTCTGGAACCGCTCAAACAGGCCACGCGTGCGCATCAGGTCGTGGCCGGTGTACCGCTTGATCAGTTCCTCGTTCCACTGGACCCCTTCCGAGGTCTCCGAGGTGGTGACGAACCGGCGGCCCCGAAGCTGATGAAGACCAAGCGTGGCCGATGAGGCGTTTTCGTCCTTAACCGCCCGGAATGTGCCAGCAGGAGCGGTGTCTCCGTAGTCGCCGAAGATGTGGTTGATCGTTTCGAGGAATGTGGACTTTCCAGTCCCTGATGGGCCATAGACGATGAACATGGCCCTTTCTGACGGGTCACCCAGAAGTGTGTAACCCAGACAGCGCTGGACATATCCACGTAGCTCGTCGTCGGGAAGGGCTGCTGCCATGAAGGCTTCCCACTGAGGGGCCTTCGCATTCGCGTCATAGCACGCACCGAACTTCCGGGTGATCATGAAGTCGGGGTGGTGGTCGTGAAGTTCACCCGTCTTCAGGTCGTAGACACCGTTCTCCAGGTTCAGGTACCGGGACTGCGCGTCGAAGTCAGACGTGGAGACCGAGTTCCCCCTGCGCGTGTAGTACGCCTTGGCCATCTCCCGCTGCTTCGGGCCGGTACGTGACCGGACCCCATGTTTGCTGATGGCCTCCACGTCGCTGTTCATCATCGCGCGGGTGATCGCGTCGGTCTCCCAGTAGATGGCCGACTCGTTCTGCACCCAGCAGGTGCCATCCCAGACGCGGGCTGCCTTCTCCTCGGTCACCCAGCGGTGTACGTCGCGGATCTCCAGGTCGGGGAACATGACCGAGCGGTGACGCTCCATCCGCTCCCCGTTGCCCACATCGTCCAGAGTGAAGTAGTCATCTTCTTCGATGTAGCCGTTTTCCTCGTTATTTGCGCGCGCAGAAATACTGGGGGTTCCGTAACCAGATCTTGCCAGGCCACGTGCCGCCTCGCGATGGTCACCGTTGTAGTACAGGGTGGCGAAGGCACCGAACTTCGTGTACGTGCCGTCCGTGTCGAACTCGGTGGAGGACGAGAACACCTTCAACAGGTCGGTGTCCTGATAATTGGTAGTAGCAGATGTGCCGTCCCGCTTGCTCTTGCCTGGCCGGGTCCAGTGGTCCTCGCGGCCGCTGCGGTGAGACCAGGTCCAGCCAGCCGGTTCCAGAATGTCGGCCCACGAGGTGCGCTCAGCCCACTCGTCACCGGGACGTGAACCGGCCCCCTCAGCGTGGTGTTGACCTGGGGAGGTAGTGGCAACCAACGAGGAGGAGGGGGCCGGAGTCTCAATAGTCTCATCCAGGACCGTGCTCAGCACGCCGTGGAGCAGATTGCGTTCCTCCCAGGTGATGGTGGGGACGTTGCCTGGCACAGAGTTCCCCAGCAAATTCCAGGACTCCCCCGAGGGGTGACAGAAACCCGAGGTGGGTGCCACGATCACGTAGCCACCCTCACCACGGGTCTCAGCCAGAGTCTTGATCTTGTCCTGTGGGTTCTCTGCCAACTCCTCCTCGGTGGCGGGGCGGCGGGCGACCTTCTCGTTGCCGGGCACCGGGTGATCAGAGATCCGGTAGATCAGGTGGATGCCGCCAGACGGGGTCCACTCCGAGTAGGTCTGCCGCAGGCCCTCCCACAACCACTCCAGGCCCTGAAACTCGAACTCGCGTTGGAGTCTCGCCATCAGGTCAGAGTCGAGGGCCACCTTGCCTTCGAGTTCGGTCATCTCCAGGTTGCCGGACACTGCGCCGCAGATGACGGCGAGCCCGTACTCCTGGCCGTTACCCCACCAGCGTTCGATCTCTCCGAGTTCCGGGATGCGAGCCTGATAGTCGGCCCAGCGGATCGCCGGTCGCTTAGTTCCGTTGGTTTGAATGGGGATTGTGGAGACACCTGCGTTGTGCCAGAGGGCTGCTGCCTGTGGTACGCTAATCATAGGAACTGATCCTTCCTGACAGGTTAAGGCCCCCGCCCTGCACGGGGGCCTTAACGTATGCCATGGGTGATCTCCTTCAGGAGAGACAGGCTCTCAGTGTGCCCCTACCCGGAGATCAACACCAGTCAGCTAGAAGGGCGGATTTTCCTCCTGCGCAACGGGTGGCGGCGGCGGAGCCGGGGGAAGCCCTGACTGACGACGCAGTCTGTCCATTGCGGACTCAACATGTGGTGCCGCCGGGGTGGCTGGGGGCCCAGATGTAGGGGGCCACACTCCAGCGGACTCCTGCGGCATCTCCGGATACAGCGGCGCAGAACGGATCGGACCGGGAGGCGCTGCTGCCTCCTGCTGCTTGATCGACTGGGGCTGGTTCTCGCCGGGGCGGAAAGTCGGGTGGGCGTTAAGCCACCACTCACCCCACTGCACCGACGCCGGGTTCATGGACTGCTCCACGATGATGAACGCGTCGCCGTCCTTGCCCATCTGCACCAGCATCGGATCGGGGGCACCCACGGCACCCTTCGTGTCTCGGATGAGACGTCCCTGCGTCCACTTGCAGCCGCGCATCAGCTTGCCGGGCTGACCGTCGTCACCGTTGACGGACAGGTCCACCACGTCACAGAACACCGCGTCGGCCGGACGGCCATCGGTGCGCTCGTACTTGGTAAACGTTTCCTTCTCGTACCGGACCGGCCACACCAGGAGCAGGTGACCGATCATGTCGCGGGGGTTCAGGTAGTCGTTGTCTTCGTCGCTCTGCTGTTGCCGTTGCTGTCCCTGTGACAGTGGCGTGAAGGCCATGGCGTTCCTCGTTCCTGTTTCAGTTTCTTGTTCCTGGACACCCTAGATCGGAGGCACCTTCCTCCGGTGATCTCCGTGGATTATACCACGGGCAGAACCCGCAGTCGTGACTCGGTACAGCCTCCACTTGCTCCCAGCGGTGCGGTTGATTGAGAACGTCACGATCGAGTAGCGCAGTGGCGATCCGAGGTATACGGGCAACAGCCGCCGGACCCACCGTAGGGTCATACCCGAACGTTTCGACGTGAAGATCCTTAATATTCCCAGCGCGGGGAAAATACGCAAGCGCCACACGTCTGACCTGATAGCCAAGCTTCTCGTACCCCCATCCGTAGATCTGGATCTGCGTCTTGTAGTTGTCCGGGGAGCCTTCCGCCTTGACCTTGCGCATCTTGTCGGGGCTCGTGCCCTTCCAGTCGATCACTGTGCCGGTCGGCACGTGGAACAGGTCACTGCGGCCGGTGACATCCTCCGAGAGGCGCAGACGCTGCTCTGTGATCCAGTCCTTGCTGGAGAAGGTTCGTAGCCAGTCCACGAACGCGTTCTCCAGCCAGTCATGAACGGCGGTACCGACGATGGCTGGCCAGGGGTCCATGATCGTGTTGACCTGTGGAATCCCGGCCAGCCGGTAGCCGATACGTCTGTCGCACTTCGAGGACAGTTCACTGGGCCCGATGTTGACTTGGTGACTTCTAGGGTTCCGCTCGTCGCGCCACTTGATCACGTCAAGGAGTTCGGACTTCAACTCCTCCGCGAACGGATCTTGATCCGGGTGGATCGGTGTGAATGCCATCTCTAGCTGCTCCGCTACCGCTCGTACGGGCAGGACTGGTTCACAGTAGGGGTGGCTACCGTCATTTTCCAGGATCGGGTCCAGCCTGGTGTGACAGATCCGACATTTCATCTCTGGACAAACAGCCCCAGGAAGCCGAAGTCCCAGACGTCGACGGTGCCCTCGCGAATTCGCTCGAACATCCACTCCTGGGTGACGCCACGCCACTGGGCGCTGCGTGCCACGGTCAGGAACCGTTCCGCGAAGTCGGGGTACTCCTGGAGCACCAGGTTCGCCGCCGCACAGAACTCGTCGATGATGGCTGCGTTGCGGTCGTTGATGTGGGCCAGCATCCCCGGACCGTCCCACCGGTACAGGGTGTTGGTGGACACGCCAAGGATGTCCGCGAGTCCCTGCTTGGACAGGCCCAGCTTCTGCCGGTACTCCATCAGGGTGCCGAAGAAGAAGGCGTCCCTGCCCCTACTGATGATTGTTGTTGCCGATGTCATGCCGTGTAGTGTAGCCCCCCTTGCCTCCTGTGGTATTTGATCTACTATGCCCTTATGGGTCTGTCCGTTGCGCAACGACTTGCGTCACTTCCGGAGGAAGAGAGACGTGAGTTCCTTTCGCGACAGCCACCCGAGGTACTGGAGGAGATGCTCCGAGGCGAGTGGTGGTACACGTCCCGGCCGGAGCAGCGGCCACCCGAGGAGGGTGACTGGCTGGTAGCGCTGGCGCTGGCTGGCCGTGGCTGGGGCAAGTCACGTGCCTCTGGCGAGTGGCTGGTGCAGCAGATTGTCAAGCACCCGTACGACCGGTCCGGCGCTCCCACGGAGTGGCTCCTGATCGCGGAGACCTTGGCTGACGCCCGTACCATCTGCCTGGAAGGGCCAGCGGGAGTTCTGCGTATCCTCGACCGTCGCAAGATCGCTCACCGGTACAAGCAGTCGCCACGCCCCATGGTTCTGTTCCCTGATGGCCAGAAGATCTATGCGGAGGGCGCGGATGACGCTGATGTCGGGCGCGGGTATAACGCGTCTGGAGCGGTACTGGACGAAGTCTGTAAGTGGATCACTCCCTACGAGTCATGGTTCGAAGGAATCCTTCCTTCGCTGCGGGCGGATCTCATCAACGATCATCCCCGTGCGTTCGTTGCCACCACACCGAAGCCCATCAAGATCATCCAGGAGTGGGTGGGAACCGACGACGGATCGGTTCACCTTATGGGTGGATCAACATTCGACAACTCGGCAAACCTTTCTAGCTTCGTTCTTACAGCGCTGGAGAAGAAGTACCGGGGCACGGCCATCGGCCAGCAGGAGCTTTACGGAAAAGTCCTGGAGCTTGCCTCCGGTGGACTCTTCAAGCGCATGGACATCGTCAACAACCGTGTTGCCGAGATACCGGAGGACGCGCGTCTTGTCCAGACGGTGGTGGGGATGGACCCCAACCTCACTGGTGAGGACGCCCAGACGGGGATCGTGGTTGTCGCACGTGCGTCGGACGGACACTTCTACGTCCTGGCCGACCGGACCATCCAGGGCGCGGGGCGACAAGCGGCCCTAGCGGCGTGGCGTGCCGTCGCTGAATTCGAAGCGGACGTGCTGGTGTACGAGGAGAACCTGGGCAAGCGGTTCCTGTTCGAGGTTCTCCAGGACGCGTACCGGGAGTATTGCGAACTGGGCATGTTCCCTCTGCACACGTCACCGCCGATGAAGCCGGTCCACTCCAAGCACGGCAAGAAGACCAGGGCCGAGCCGGTGGCAATGCGCAGCGAGCAGGGGACGTTCCACTTCATGGGTGACATGGACGAACTGGAGGACCAGTGCGTCATGTACGACCCGGTCTCCCCTGGCGACTCCCCGGACCGGATGGACGCCATGGTCCATGCGGCGATCTACCTGATGCGCGGCGAGAAGAAGAAGATGCGGGTAGGCGATCCGACCGGTTTCAACCTTCCGCAGGATTTCTACGACCTGAGTAAGTTCGGTCCTGATAACCGTTTCTAACCGACACCTTCCACTTGCGCAAAAGGAGGCTTTATAGTATGGCCATGCTGTTGATCAGCCTGGTGCTCGGCCTGCTCGCAGTCACGCGACTGACCAAGCTCCTGGTTGATGATCGACTGATGCTCAGCTACCGCGTCTGGGTCAGGAAGAAGTGGGGAGAGGATTCCCTAGCTGCCTACTTCGTCGACTGCCCCTGGTGTACAAGTATGTGGGTCGGTGCCCTGGTAATGCCTTGGACGGTACTCTATCCAAATAGATGGGTTATGTCCGTTACGGCGATCATAGCTTCGTCCCTTGTGGCAGGTTTGATCCTAGATCGGGAGTAGTTGTGGCATTGGGGCGACGGAAGGTCATCACGAATCAGATGACGCCGCCTCCACACGAGGCTAAGTCGTTGGTTGCTGCCGCCGCCCGGATCAACCTGTCTGGCCAGAAGACGTGGCTCAACTACCGGTTCGGTGACAACACCTGGCAGGAAGAGTGCTGGCGGCTCTACGACGTGATCGGAGAGTTGCGCTTCGCCGCATCGTGGGTAGGGTCCGCATGTTCGCGGGTCCGCATCTACGTTGCCGAGGTTGACAAGAATGGGCGTGTACAGCAGGAAACAAAGAAGCCGAAGATTGCTTCACTTGCTGACACTCTTTTTGGTGGTCCACCTGCTAAGGCTGAAGCCCTTCGCATGTTGGGCATCAACCTCACAGTTGCCGGTGATGCGTACATTGTCGGTAAAGCTGGCTCTGAAGACGATCCAGATCAGTGGTTCGTCGTCTCCTGCTCCGAGTTCAAAAAGTACCGAGGGACACTGAGGTATGAGTGGTCAGACGGCACTATGGGGACAGTGGACGAGGGAGACATCGTCATCCGTGTTTGGACCCCTCATCCACGACGCCACATCTGGGCAGATTCGCCTGTCCACGCTGCAATGCCCATGCTGTGGGAGATCGAGCGACTTACTCGGTTTGTTTTCGCCCAGATCGACTCCCGACTTATCACGGCGGGTCTCCTTCCGATTCCGAAAGAGGCCAGTTTCGTTGATGACGACGAAGAGGTCACCGGAGCAGAGGGGCTGACCGCGCACCTGATGCGGGTCGGCTCGTACAGCCTGAAGGGTGAAGGCACCGCTGCTGGTGCCATGCCGGTGGTCATCGAGATGCCCGCCGAAGCCCTGGGCAAGATCGCTCTGGTGCCGTTCGCGTCGGAGCTTTCCCAGCAGGCTAGGGAACTACGCCAGGAAGCCATCGCCCGCTTCGCCACCGCCATGGACTTTCCTCCTGAGGTGCTCGGCGGAACCGGGGGAGCCAACCACTGGAGTGCGTGGCACATCGAAGAGTCCGCAGTGAAGATTCACATCGAGCCGCTGATGACCCGCATCTGTGATGCCCTGACCACGGCCTACCTTCAGCCCGCTCTGAAGCACCTGAAGGAGGACGAGAGCCGGTTCATCTTCTGGTACGACACCGCGCCACTGACGGTGCGGCCGGAGCGTCTCAAGGACACCCTGAACATGTTCGAGAAGGGGCTTGTGTCCGCTGAGGCTGTCCGCATGGCCGGTGACTACAAGGACTCCGAGGCCCCGTCCGAGGACGAGGACCTGATGCGGTTCACTCGGGAACTGATGCTTCGCGATCCAAACCTTCTGCAAAGCCCAGCAATCCGAAAAGTAGCAGGCTACTCAGACGACGTTCTGCCTCCAGACGCGCAGGTAGCCCCCGCAGCGGGTACTCCGGGAGCGGGACCCCCTCCACCTCCTGCACCCCCCACTGGAATTCAACCAACCGGGCCTGCTCCTCTGCCGCAAGGATCAACCGCCGAAGGTGCTCCGCCGCCTGTACAAGGTCCTGGAATGGTCGCCTCAACGTATGTCCCACCTGTAATCACGACCTTCGTAGTGGCAAATGCTGTGGCACTGCGTGCATTGGAAGTCGCAGGAAAGCGGCTCCTCACCAGGGCCCAGCGGGCGACGACACACGATGTACCGCCGGAGGCACTTCACACACGGATTGCAGTGAACGGCCCAGAACACGTGGGCAAGCTCCTCGCTGGTGCCTGGGACCATCTGTCGACTCTCTCCGCCCACTTGGGTATCGAGGAGACCGACGTGATGGCGCTCCGCAACACCCTCGACGGATATTGTACCCAACGCCTGCTGACTGGGCAGCCCCACGACGCGAAGGCACTGTCGGAGGCGATGCAGGAGCGAGGGCTCCTCGATGTCTCGGCATAGCGATGAGCAGGGGCTGCTCGACGTCGTTACTTCAAGCTTGAAGTCATGGCTGTCCAAGGTGAAGGACGCGGTGATGCGACCGTGGCGTACCTACCAAGGCCAACCCGATCCGACAGCGGTGTACCAGGTGGACTGGGAGCCGGAGATCGACACCATCCTCACCGAATTGGGCAAAATCTCCTTGCGTGCCTGGTCCCAGGCTTCCGATGTTCCACCCGTGTCCCGGCACGCGTTCGTGATGAGCCAGTTGGCGCAGACCCGCAACTTCCTGGTCCGGATGCCCGACGAGACAGCCGACTTGATCTTCGCGGAGATGACGGACGCGATCAACGCTGGCGACGACACGAGTCAGGTGGCTGCACGTGTTGACAGGATCTTGACATGGACGGGTTCCGAATACTGGCCACACCGTGCTCGTGTGATTGCCATAACCGAGACCACCCGTGCCTATGGTGCTGGCACGCTAGCTGCCGGTATGGAGCAGAGCAGAGTCACCGGCAAGTTGCTCCAGAAGAGATGGCGGGACGAGGCGGACAGCCGGGTCCGAGCAACGCACAGAGCGGTTAATGGTCAGACACTCCCTTTGACCGGGTTGTTCCAAGTGGGACTAGACATGATGCTTTATCCGGGTGATCCTCTAGCATCAGTAGACGAAGTCGCTGGTTGCCGCTGTGACCTCGAAATCGTGGATGGAGGGTAGCCATGGTCGACCCGAACCCGGCCCGTGGAATGCCGCTCCAACTCCAGCGCTACTGGTTGCTGGGCAAAGGTGCAGCCAAGATCCGGTGGAACACCCCAGGCGACTTCAAGCGGTGCGTACGGGCGCTGGCCACCAAGTTCCCGAAGAATCCGGAAGGTCTGTGCAACATCCTGCACACCAAGGCCACCGGAGGGCCACCAGGGCACGGCTCCGCTGAACACTCCCTGACCGCCGCCGCCCAGGCACTGCTGGACATGCAGCAACTGGGTGACATGTGGGCCGGGCCGCTGGCCGTGATCGGCAGACCCACCTCGGAACCGAACGTGTCCCGGATGTTCGAGCATGGTGCAGTTGACGCACGCGCTCTGCCGCTACCGCTGTCATTCCGGAAGATCTCCACCAATCAGGGCCACGCAGGCTCGGTGGTGGTGGGCCGAATCTTGGGCAGCACCGTGGGCCCGGACGAGAAGGGCCTCGACACCGTTTACGGGTGGGGGGACTGGCTCGACGCCACCGTAGTCCCAGAGGTCACAGAGGCTCGGTACCTTGTCAACCAAGGGGTGATTGGTCCCTCCCTTGACCCAGGCGGACCAGTGGTTGGCACGATGAACCCCGAGACCGGTGTCATCCACATGACGAAGTACACCATGGGTGGCGCGACCCTAGTGCCGAACCCCGCGTTCACCGGGGTGATGATCTACGACCTTGGCGAAGCTGGCGAATGGCCAGACGACGACGAGGACATGCCCTTCGAGTACGCCGAAGAGGGTGACTGCGGATGCGGTGACTACGCCCTCACGGCGGCAGTGAATTCGTCCGGCTGGCGCGGATTGCCGCTGGCACCACGAGAAGCGGTATTCGACAACGACGACGCAGTTAAAAGAATCACGCAGTGGGCAGCGCAGCAGGGGGGCCAGCCGGACCCCAAGTTGCTCAACCAGATGTTCATGTACCGGGACCCGCAGGCATCCCCACAGGACCCGACCAGCTACCGGCTGCCCGTAGGAGACATCGTCTCCGGGAAGCCGACCCTCATCTATCACGCCATTTACGCGGCTGCCGCCCTCCTTTCCGGTGCGCACGGTGGCCTACCAAACGTGCCAGATGAGGAGAAAGGACAGCTTCGCGGAGTTATTTCCGAGATCTATCCTGAAATGGCAAAAGCATTCAATGATTCATCCATCCGGGCACCGTGGGATCAGCCTGCGGATGTCGCTGCACGGGAGCAGGGAGGCGTGACCGCAGCCATGACCACACCAAAAGAGCCATACGGCGATGTTCAGTACGCCGACCCTGGCTACCAGCAGGACAAGAAGAAGCGGTACCCACTGGACACGGAGAGGCACGTACGTGCCGCTTGGGGTTACATCAACCAGCCGGAGAACGCGGGCCAGTACAACCCAGAGGACCTGAAGAAGGTCCGTGCTGCGATCATGACCGCAGCTAAGAAGATCGGTATTCAGATCTCTGAGGATGCGAAGGGCGAGATGAGTCTCCTGTACCCACCGAAGTCATGGTTCGATGACCCGGAACTGGGTCAGAAGACCCCGCTAACTGTCACCAAGGATGGGCGGATCTTTGGCCACCTCGCTGCCTGGAACGAATGCCACCGTGACGTCGGCGCGCGGGAGTGCGTCCTTGCGCCCCATAGCAAAAAGAACTATGACCCGTTCCACCTCGGTACGGTCTTCACGGCAGAGGGCGATACGGTCCGAGTTGGCAAGATCGTCATGGATACTCGTCACGCTGGGATCAACCTCAATTACCGTTCGGCGGCCATTCACTACGACCACACCGGCGACGAAGTTGCGGTGGTTCGTGCCGGAGAGGATCAGTTTGGCATCTGGGTCGCGGGTGCTGTTGTCCCGGAAGCCGACGAGCGCAAAGTTGCCAAGCTACGACGGAGCCCCCTTTCGGGCGACTGGCGGGCGCTGGACGGAAACCTGGAACTCACAGCGGCCCTGGCTGTCAACGTCCCTGCGTTTCCTGTCTTCGCGATGGACGGTACTGAGCGTCTCGCTCTTGTAGCCGCAGGAACAGTGGAGCAGGACTTTTACGAGGAGGACGAAGACGTGGAGGACGTGAAGGCCGCCTTCGACGCGGGTGAGCACGGCTACACCGAAGACCAGGAGCAGGAAGACCGCGCCTGGGAGATGCGGGCCATCCTGGAGGACCACGCCAACTGGGACCAGTGGCACCGCGCGAAGATGCTCTACGACTTTGCCGTGGAAACCGGTGCGGAGCAGCTTCCGGTGGACCCCGGAGAAGACCCGCTGTACGGAGATCAGGCGATGCTGACCCGCCAGGCTGACGGTCAGATCCTGGCAGTAGAGGACACAGGTGCGGGGACGGTTCCGACCCCCACAGCAGCGTAGTGGGGTGACGTGTGGGCGTTGGAAGCGCCTGGGGTTCGCGGGAGGAGATGCTCCACCCGCGTGACAGCCATGGGCGGTTTCGGTCTTCGTGGAAGATGGCCGAAGGCGTCGTTGACAAGATCATGGCGATCCTGGATCGCTTCAACCCCAAGACTTTCAGCAGCCAGGACGAGGCAAACAACTACGTTCGTAGCCTCGCCAACAAGAACCGGCAGACCTACAAGCCGGACATCGACTCGTTCCTGAAGAACTACGCCAAGGTCAACGGGGATCTGAGGGCCGGTAAGCCCAACAAGACCGTCGATGAGATGCGGCGGCTGATGCAGCCGCTCCCCGACGACGTGATCGTTACCCGTACCGGGCCACCGGGGATCGTCGGCCTGGACCCAGCCAACGTCGGCAACGCCGAGGAGTTGACCGGGAAGCTGGTCCGGGACAAGGGCTTTTGGGCTGCCAACATCGGTGGCCCGCTGCCGCACCAGGACGGCAACATCACGTTCACCATGGCGGTGCCGAAGGGGACGAAGGCGCTCGCTCCGTCCACCAGTAAGCCCAACGGTGAACTGATCTTCGAGCCGGAGCAGCCGTTCCGGATCACCGAAGTGAACCCGGACGGCAAGGGAGGCTTCTTTGTCTACGCGGTGGCGGCTGGGGACTCCGAGGCACCTGAAGCGATTGACATCGGGAAGGCTGTCCCCGAGGCAGGAGTTCCGGAGGCTCCAGCGGCGGCACCGCAGGCACCTGCGGCTCCTGGCGGCGCAGCACCTGGCACTGGAGATCTTGGAGCACCTCTTAGCCGGAAGCCAGGCCGTCCAGCCGGTCCTGCACCCGAGCCGCGAAACGACGGACATGTAGCTGATAACGTCGGCGGCGGTGGGCAGGCTCCCGGATCGCCGTCCGCTCCGGTCACTCAAGGGGAGCCTGCCCCCGAACTTCCCCCAGCCCCAGAGGCAGGTACGGACGCCCGGAACACGTTCCGTGAGGCGTTCGACAAGGCCGACCTGAAGGTGCCCACCGTTGGCACCCGGCGCAAGCAGTTCATGGACGGCTACAACGGTGTGGCGTCTGGCAAGAAGACGCCCCAGGAAGCCGTTAACGATCTTGACAATGCCATCTCGGCGAACAAGAAGATCATCGAGACGGACAAGGCTGACGGCACCGACTCCGGCCCCCTTCCGGAGGACGTGAAGCGGCTCGAAGCGTTGCGGGATCTCATCGCCGAACACTTCAACTTCACTGGACGCAAGAAGTTCAAGGAGTCAAGTGGCGAAACTAAGGCACCTTCCGCCCCGAAAGCAGCACCTGCACCAGTGGCCAAGGCGGCGGAAGCCCCGGCAGCGGGATCGGGCCTTAAGGCAGTCTTCCGAGACACCGATGTTGGACCTGCTCGCCCCGAAGTTAACCAGATCAGTCGGGAACTGGGACTCAAGAAGATCACTACTGGAGAGGCTGATGCACGGCTAGGACGGTTGCAGAAGGAACACCAGTCCCTTCAGGCCGACGCTGAGGACGCCGACAACACCGCCAAGGCCAACCGGCACGCCGATGCTGTTGACGGTATCCAGCAGATCCGTGACGCCCTGGGAGCCGACCGGGAAGGCCGCCAGGCCAAGGCAGTCAAGGCTGCCGAGCCCAAGAAGGAGCGCCCCCGTCTCAATGGTCGGGGCCAGGTCATCCGTCCCCGTGCCCCCAAGAAGGAGCCGGAGCCGGAAAAGCCCAAGGCACCGGAGCCGGAAGCTCCGAAGAAGGCTGCACCAGAACGGCTCATCCCTGGCATGGCTGCCGGGAAGACCAACGCTGGCCGGGTGAAGGTTGGCGAGCGCATCCTCGTCACCCAGAACAAGGACGGCACCTGGAGTTCCTCGCCGACCAAGAGCAAGAATGCCACCGCCATCACCGTCACCGGCAAGAGCGCCGCCACTGGGGGTGGCCGTTCCCGCACCATCATCCACGGTGAGGACGACGGCGGCAACAAGATCGACGTTCGCTCGGCCCCGTCGCACCAGACGTTCTGGGTGGCCCCGGAGAAGGGTGGGAAGAAGGAGGCACCCGCTGCTCCCAAGAAGTCCACCGAAGAGATCGACGCTGACATCGCCAAGAAGGAGCGGGATCGCAAGGCGCAGATCCGCAGGGAGATGCGGGCTGAGCGGGAGGCCCGTGGCGAAACCCCGGCCAAGGCTGAACCGGCCAAGCTGACTCCGGAGCAGGAAGCCAAGCTGGAGGCCGACCGGAAGGTTGAGGCTGCCCGCACTGAGACCATCCGCAAGTCACTTGAACGTTCAAGTGAGCCGAAGAAGGCTGTACCGCCACCGGCACGTCCCTCGATTCCGGCCAAGGAACTGTCCGACAAGGGGCTGATGCAGCGGTTCGAGGCGGAGATCAAGAAGGACAACCCTGACGAGGCCCGGCTCAAGGAACTCGGGGACGAACTCGACCGTCGTGACCTTGAGACCAAGAACCGGGTCCAAGGGCTGACCGACGACGACCTGGAGAAGAAGTTCCAGGACGAGATCCGTAAGGACAACCCCGACGAAGAGGAGATGCGTCGCCTCGGTGACGAACTCGACCGCCGGGACAAGGAGCGTGCTGACAAAGAGCGCAAGATCGAGGCACTGGTCGCGAAGGGACGCGACTACCGTGACGCGTGGGCTGAAGTTAACGGGAAAGACCCCAAGCAACTGGACCTTGAGGAGCGCAATGCGCTGCTCGACCAGTCCCGGCGTGCTGGCGAATCCCGCGAGACCACCCTACGTCGGCTCTACCAGGAGCACGTTCACCGTCAATACCTCGACGCTGAGCGGGAAACCCGTGGACACCTGCTTACCCCCGAAGGACGCAGCAAAGGTATCGACCCGAAGTCCCTGTTCCAGGGTTCCAACGTTAACGCCAACCGGTACGCCTCTGACGAACTGAAGGAATACTGGGACAAGAACCCCCGCAAGACGTTCCTGCAATACAAGGCCGACACTTTGGGTCGGGAAAAGGACGTCGAGGGGGCCAAGAAAACCGAGGGCATCGCTCGGAACCTGGAGTTGGGTGAACGACTCACCCGGAAGCCGTCTGCAAAGAAGGCGCTCCCCGCACCCCCTAAAGAGGAGAAGGCACCAGAAGCCCCGGCTGCTCCCCAAGCTCTCATTCCGGAGCCGGAGAAGACCGGTCTTCCAGAGATCAGTTCTTTGGACGAGGCGCGGGCGCAACTGAACAAGTCCACTATCGCCAACCTGCGCAAGGCTGCCGAAGATCAGGGCATTGATGTTCCGAAGAGTGCCCGCCTCAAGAAAGATGTTGTTGAGGCAATCATCCGGGGCTTGGCTCAGAAGGAACTCGACCGGCGTGGCGGTGGCAAGCCACAGGTAAACGCTCCCGAGGCACCGAACGCTCCGCAGGGTAAACCTGAGTGGGGAACGCTCAAGTCTTTGGGCGTCAAGAACGGTGACACAGTCACCCTCTACGGTCACGACCGGCGTGGAGCCAAGACTGAGGGTGTCACCGGGAAGGTCAAGACCGAGAACGGTTGGCAAACCCTCGTCGACGAGGACGGCAAGAAGATCTTCGACATCGGCGGCGGTGCCTCCCGGTACTGGGTCAGCAAGCCGCAGACGGAAACCCCCGAGGCACCGAAGCGGATAGGCGCACCAGGTACCAAGGGCCTGCTCCAGATGACCATCCCGGAGATGCGTCGTCACGCGGAAGAGAACCAGATCCAGATCCCACGTGCCCTGAAACTGAAGAAGGAGATCACCGACTGGCTGGCTGACGCCCTGGTAGCCAAGGAGCGTGGCGAGGAGCCGATCCACGTACCCACCCAGCGTGAAATTCGGCAGGCCAACGTCCGTGCCCGTGAACGCCTTAAGGCAATGGATCGCGAAGACCGCCTCGATGCTCGCATCAAGGCACGGGAAGAGACCCGGCAGGAGGAGCGGCGCAAGGCCATCCTTCTGGAGAACCGGTGGAGCGAGGCCACCGGCAAGCCTGCGATCGTCGGGTTCAAGAGCACTCTGCGGGAGAAGGACGAATCGGAGTGGACCGCCCTGGAGCGGTTCGACATCGAAACGTCCCGGCAGGCAGGCTGGGACCGCATCCGCAAGACCGTCGATCGCGACTACATCGTCTCCGGTCATGACAAGGGCGTCCTTCAGAACAACCTGGTTGCTGACATTGCCGAGGCCCGTCGCGAATCCACAGTGCCGGACCCGGAGTGGGACAAGCTGGAGGAGTCGGCGCACACCGGCAACATCGAGGAGATCAGAGCGATCATCTCCAACGGGGTGAACGCCAACGAGACCCGCCGCAAGATGTCTGTCCGGGATCTTGAAGACGAGATCAAGGCAGGCAAGGCCAAGCCCAGCGTGCCCACAGATCTCAACAAGGCGTCAGTTCCTCAGCTTCGGGAGATTGCCGACAGCGAAGGCATTCACGTGCCCAAGTCGCTGAAAACCAAAGACGACCTGGTTGCTCACATCGAATGGGAGCGGACCTTCAAGCGGCCCGAAACTCCGCCGGGTGTCAACGGTCGGGTGGAACTGTTCACCCTCAACCCAGCCGAATCGAAGCAGAACCCGCTCAAGCGGGAACTGGGCGCTCGCCTGGACTTCAAGAGCGGCAACAACTGGCCCGAGGCGAAGCGGAACCGGATCGCCCAGACCCTCAACGACTACATGGCTGAGGAAGGTTCGGCCTCCCCGTGGCGGCTGCGGACACCAGGACCAGAGGAGCAGGCTTTCATCCGTGACATCGACGAGGCGATGGACCAGTCCCCACTGGGACAGGATCTGGACCTGTGGCGCGGTATTCAGGACGCCTCAGCCATCTTCACCCCGGAGCAGTTGAAGGGGAGCCTGAAGGGCACTTCGTTCAACGACAAGGGCTTCGCGTCCACCTCACCGGACCGTGCCGTCTCCGAGCGGTTCGCCGAATCCGGCCCCAGGGATGGTGTCCTTGCCCGGCTGCACGTGCCGAAGGGGACCAAGGGCATTCACCTTGCCGACGAAGATCAGGACGAAGTTCTGCTGGAGCGCGGCCTGAAGTTCGACATCACCGGGGACACAGGCCCCGGCAGCAAGCCACGCATCTTGGATGTCTCGGTGTCCAAGGCCCCGGATGACGCACCCGAAACACCGAAGGCGGTACGTCAGGCCAGCGGTAAGGCACCCACACTGCCAGGAACGCCGGAGCGGTACGCGGACATCGGTGGCCGTCTGAAGGCAGCCCAGTCCCGCGAGGAAGCCAACCAGATTCTGGCTGACGAGAAGCTGACCGTGCCCCAGTTGAAGGTTCTGGCCGACTCGCTCAACATCGCAGTGCGTGGCAACAAGGCTGCGATCCTCGCGGACCTGGTTCACTGGACTACCGGCCGTCGCCTCGACTCGGCGGCAGTGTCGCGGCCCAGTGACACGGGCAGCGAACTTCGCCGGATCACCGGGGCACGCACCCCAGGCAACTTGCAGGTGTCAACGAAGCCGATCCTGCCCAATAACTGGGGCACCGGTAGCGGGGAGATCGAATTCCACGGTGACGGTCACCTCGGCCGGGCTCTGGCCACCCTCGGCAACGAGGGTCACCTGGAGGTTCCCGGCGAAAACGACAACGTCACTAACGTGATCGGCCGGTTGGCCACGGACGCCATGCGGGGCAAGATCACCCAGAAGGAACTGATCTCCCGCGTCCAGGCGGTGCGGGACAAGATGTCCGCCAGCGCCCCCGTTCGAGTTGCTCTGGACCGTGCCCTGAAGGACATGGACACTCCAGAGGTGAAGTTGCCGGACCTTCCGGAAGGAACTCCGACACCGATCCACAAGTTGATGAAGGACCTGTCAACGGTGCCGTTGGCCCGCAAGGACCGTATCGGTCACCCTGACAGCAACGAGTTGACCAGGCTTGCCACGCTCATGGACGAGTGGAGCAAGGGTCGCCTGACCCCGACACGGTTCCTTGAGGAGCTTCGTCGCAACCTGCTCAACAACCGGCACGAGAGCGAGGAAGGAAAGTTCGAGATCGACCGGATGGTTATGGACGCCATCAAGAATCTTGAGACAATCCTGAGAACCGATCGCAAATCTCTGTACCCGCCCCACATGAGGAGTTAGCCATGGGATGCGCCTGCGGCGGCAGCAACGCTGACGACATCGCGGAGTTCGAGGTTCGACTCCCCAATGGGAAGATCGTCACCGTTAAAGGAAAAGCCGCTGCCGAGATGACCGTTCAGGAGAACGGCGGCGGCTACATCGTGAAAAAGAAGTCTTAGCGCAGAAGCCCCAGAGTAGACATCTGGGGCTTTCTGCGTTTACTATCCAAGATTGACAGCCAGGTCAGTGACCGTGTCACGGTGGCAGAGCTAAGGGCCGCGCCGAGTAGACGACTAACTTCTCTACGAAGGTGCCTGAAATGTCCTTTGAGATTCCCACCAACCTGGGCGAACTCACGGTCGGCGCGCTCAAGGCGAAGGCTGCTGCGGCCAAGGTTGAGTACGACACTCTCTACGCTTCCGTGAACGGTGACACCGTCACCGACGACGAGCTTGAGGAACTGCGTGGCCTGCACGCGTTCTTCTCCATGACGATCCCGACCGAGATCTCGTCTCGTGAGCGCCGGGCCGCCGAATTCTCCGCCATCGGCACGCAGCCGGACGGCGACGAGGGCGACGGCGACGGCGACGCTGGTGACGAGGGCGGCGAAGAGGCCCCGGTTCCGGCCGTAGTTGCCTCCACGTCCACGAAGACCACGTCCTCGGCGACTGAGGTCCACGTCACCCTGAACGACATCCTCGACCAGCGCGGTGTTCCGGTGAACACCAAGGTTGAGCGCCCGATCTACTCCACTCTGGTGGCGGCTGCGGGTGTGCCGAACCACGAGGCTGGCTCCCAGTTCACCGACATGGTGGATGTGGCCAAGGCGTTCAACGACCGCTCCGCTGGCTTCGCCTCGATCAAGGGCGGCAGCGGCCAGGGCGAGGTTCACTACCCGGTCGCAGTCCTGCGGCGCGAGTACCCGGAGGAGTTCTCGTGCAACGGGGACGACTGGGGCGACTACGCAGTCCTGAACCACGCGATCGACGAGACCCGCCTTCCGGGTGGCTCCCTGATCAACTCCGTGCTGCTGCGGCAGAAGGAGCTTCAGGACTCCGGCAAGCCAGACGCGCTGGTTGCGGCTGCTGGCTGGTGTGCCCCGTCCGAGACGGACTACGACATCTGCCTCCAGATCACCACGGACGGTCTCCTGGACGCTCCCGAGGTCCAGGCACGGCGTGGTGGTATCCGCTCCAACACCGGCTTCGAGTTCGACTCGATCTTCGGTTCGGGCACCGGCTTCTTCAACCTGACTGAGGCGCAGGTCGCGTCGGGTACATCGAAGACCTGCCTGGAGATCCCGTGCCCGTCGTTCACGGACAACCGGCTCGGCGTCACTGGTCTCTGCCTGACCGGTAACATCCTGGCGAACCGGGCGTACCCGGAGGCCACGGCCACGTTCACGCGTGGCGCTCTGGCTGCCTCCGCGCACCAGATCAACCGCGAGCAGATCTCGGCCATCGCGACCGGCTCCACTGCGGTTGACCTGACCGGTGTCCAGCCGTTCCTGTCGGACGGTTCGACCACCAGTACCCTGCTGTCGGCGGTGGAACTGGCGATCGTGGACATCAAGTACCGCCTGCGGCTGATGCGGTCGGCCACCCTTGAGGTGCTCCTGCCGTACTGGATCTTGGCGGACATGCGGGCTGACTGGATTCGTCGGACCGGCATGGACAACGACCAGCTTGCGCTGGCCGACTCCGCGATCACCTCGGCGTTCGCTACTCGTGGCGCTCGGGTTCAGTTCCTCTACGACTGGCAGGACGCGTTCGCCAACGTGTCCGCCACCGGTATGGGTGCCGACACCCCAGTCACGATGTTCAACCGGCTGGTCCAGTTCATCGTCTACCCGGCTGGTACCTGGGTGCGCGCGGTGAACGACGTGATCACGCTGAACTCGGTGTACGACTCGACGAAGCTGGCCACCAACCAGGTCACCCACCTGTTCACTGAAACGGGCTGGGCAATGATCCGGATGTGCCCGGTCTCCCGGATCTACACGGTGCCGGTCTGCCCGAGCGGTAAGACCACCATCGCAGCGACCACCACTTGCCCGTAAGTAAGCCATCGGGGGCCGGGCAACCGGCCCCCACCGGCCACTAACGGGAGGTGACCAAGTGGCCGCACTTGCGCCGCCGTACCTGGACGATACGATCCCGCCTCCGCTGCGGCCGTACGGACTGTTCGACGTTGCTGTAGGACCCCGGCCGTTTCCGGTAACGGAAGCGATGGCCGGTGGCGTCATCTACGTTCCGAACGACTGCGAAGATGACGTGTTCATGCGGATGGTGAACTGCCCTCCGATCACTGGCACGGTGTCCTTCTCGGGCATCGAGGCAGCGGTTTCGGGCGCACCGTTCGCGGTGTACACGTCCTGGCAGTGCTCCACGATCGGCTACTCGTTCGAGGAGCAGGCCGCACGGGTTCGTCTCCGCAACGAACTACGCGCCCAGACTGCTGTTGAACGTCGGCTGTGGCAGGGTCAGACCTCCGCCACGGACGGCAACATCACCGGCCTGTTCGCCAGCGCCATCAACCTTCCAGCAGCCGGTTGCGTCACTGAGGCAATCGAGATGCTGGAGCAGACACTCGCCGACAACGGCGTGTTCGGTGGCATCATCCACGCCCGCCCCGGTATGGCGGCGCACTTCGCTGCGTCCCACCAGACCTACGAGCGTGGACGGCAGAAGCAGACCTACCTGGGCACCCCTGTGGTGTTCGGTCAGGGCTACTCCGGCATCGGCCCCACCGGGCAGGCGGTCTCCACCGAGGTGGAGTACATGTACGCGTCTGGTCGCGTGGTGGTCTGGCAGGAGCCAGACATCTGGGTGCCGCCGGTCAGCGAGGTCGTGGACAAGACCACCAACACGGTGTTCCTGGTGGCCCAGCGGATGTACGCGGTGGCTGTGGAGTGTGGTGTCTGGGCTGTCCCGGTCACACGAAATTGCCAGACAGCAGGGAGCGTGTAATGGCGGTCCTGTATCCAGGTGAGAACTTCGCCCAGGTCTACCAGCAGTTGGAGGAACTGGTGGGGGACCCCCGCCTGATCGCCACCACTACTGATGGGCCTGGGCTGGGCCTCGTCATCTCTGACGAGGTCTTCAACCTCTGGGTTGAAACCTATTCAACCGAATCGGAGAAGCCTGCTCCTAAGAAGGTCGGGCGTCCCCGTAAGACCCAGGAGTCGTAGCCATGACCTCTGTGTGCTTCACCCCCTTCAAGCTCCCACGGGTGCGCATCACGAAGCTGAACTCTTGTGGTCAGGCTGTGACGGGCACCTGCTCCACCGTGGTCTCGGACGGGATCATCTCCGTTGCGGCCACGAAGGAGTACGAGGACCGGCAGGAGTTCTTCGTCAAGAACGGTGACGGCCTCTTCTGTGTTCGGGAGACCAACGCACCCATCCTGAAGTGGATCAACTTGGTGCTCACGTTCTGCAACGTGGACCCGGAGTTGGTCAACCTGATGACCGCCAACTCGACGGTGGCCGACGACTCCGCTGCGGCGAAGAAGACCGGTTACAACGAGGACCAGAACGCTGCGGCCTCTTCGTACTTCGCGTTCGAGGGCTGGACCCGACTGGCCAACCAGGGGGTCTCCTGCACTGGTGGCACCGAGTATGGCTACGTGCTGTACCCGCGTGTGGTGGAGGGCACCATCGGCGACATCACCTACCAGAACGACACGGTCAGCTTCGTGGTCAACGCTCGCACCTCCAGCGGCTCACTGTGGGGGCAGGGTCCGTACTTCGTGGACCTGTCCGATAACACGGGCACGCTGGATACGCCGATCAAGTTGCTCACACCGATCCTGTCGGACCAGCATTCTCGGATGTTCATCACCCGTGCCGCTCCGCCAACGGCAGCGTGTGGCTGCACCGCACTGTTCAGCGCCACGTAAGATCACGACAACGGCCAATAGGTTGCTTAGTGGGAGGAGGGGGTCGTGGTAGACGTTTTTACTACACCGGCTCCCTCTCTTCCGTGCAACTGGTCAGTCACCGGAGAGTGCTGCGACGACATCTGGGACGCAGCAGACGTCGAACTTCAGCAGGCTGCCGCCGAGTACGGTGCTTTCGTCATCTGGGCGGCAACAGGACGCCGGTACGGTTTGTGTGAACGGACTGTCCGCCCCTGCGGTCGCCAATGCACCCAGTGCGCACAGGGCTGGTACTGGGCTGACGGGTTCTTCATCCCGTACATCTTCAACGGGGAGTGGCGCAACTGCTGGTGCGGCACCGGTTCGCTGGGCTGCTGCACCTGCGCCCCCGAATGCCAGGTGTGGCTTCCAGGCCCGGTCGCCTCTATCCCGGTCACCGGGGTCAGCGTGGACGGGGTTGTTATCGACTCTGACTCGTGGCGGGTCGACGACGGGCACTGGCTGGTTCGTACCGATGGGGACTGCTGGCCGGACTGCCAGAACTTCAGCATCGACAACGGCGGCGAGAACACGTTCCAGGTGACCTACTTCAAGGGCCTGGCGGTGCCGTCGATCCTGGAGCGGGCAGCGGGACAGTTGGCCTGCGAATGGATCAAGTCGTGCCAGGGGCTGCCCTGCAAGCTTCCGCAGCGGGTCCAGTCGATCGTCCGTCAGGGCGTCACGATCTCCATGGTTGACGTGGACACGGTCCTCGGTAAAGGCTGGACCGGCATCACCGAGGTGGACCAGGTGATCGCGATGTTCAATCCGTACGGACTCAAGTCGAAGATGAAGATCGCTTCGCCAGATGATCCGGTGGCTCGCATCGTCACTCAGGCGTAGCCATGGCTGACATTCAGGTCAACACCCTCCTTGACTGGGCCATGCTGTGCCTCACCACGGCGGTGACCGGTAACCCGAACCCGCCAGAGAACTTCTGCCGCCGCCTGGACTTGCAGGTGGCTCACGACGCCGACTGGTACACCGACCTGTGCTGCGAGGGTCTCGCGTACGTGTCGTTCGGGGACGTGTTCCCGTCGTGGACAGGCTTCCCGGAGCCGGATGTGGTGAACCAGTCCAACTACGGTGCCTGCTCACCACCTGCGTGGGCGGTGCAGATCCGGATGGGGCTCATCCGCTGCATCCCGGTGCAGCACCACAACGCGATGCCGAACTGCGCCGACTGGACCGCCGCCTCGATCCAGCAAACCCACGACTCGCAGGCGATGCGTGCCGCTTCCTGCTGCCTGCGACAGCGGATCGTAGCGGACTCCGATACCCCAGGGATCTTCTGGGGCATGTCAGCGGTTATCGGGACACAAAGCCAGATCCAGCTTCAGGGCGGCTGCGTGGAGCGGAATGTGACCATCAACGTGCAGATCCCGAACTGCGACTGTTTTACCATTTAGTCATGGCTGACCGCGTCGAGGTCCGGTTGAACAAGCTGGACATCCGCAACTTCTCCGTGCGCGCAGCCAGCAAACGGGTCGACTCTGTTCTCAAGGAGATCGAGGTTCTGGCGAAGCTGGAGGCTCGTGGCCCGTACTCCACTGGCCGCACCGCCAACTCGATTAACCGGAGGTTGTGGGTTACCGGCAGCACGGTGCGTGGTGAAGTTCGGGCGGGTACTTGGTACGCCCACATCGCCCACGGCGGGGCAGCGCCACACATCATTACCCCCAGGGGGCATGGTTATCCGCTACGGTTCTTTTGGCGGAAGGTCGGCCATGAGGTGAAATTTATGTACGTGTCTCACCCTGGCTATCCGGGCAAGCACTTCCTGAGTGGGCCTGCCCGGATCGTTGGCCGCCGCCACAGGTTCACCACGATCATTTACGAGGAGTGACATGGCTGTAGTCGGTGGTCGCGAGATCGCTATCCGGAAGCTTAACGAGACCCAGATCATGCTCATCATGCGCGAGGGTTCCGTGCTCCGGTCCAACAAGATCGACACGGAGCGGCGCATGAAGGGTGTCGCCACCATCCTCGACATCGTGGAGTCATCCATTGAGGACCCGGACGACCTGGAGTTCCTGATGAAGCTGGTCTCCATGGGCAAGGTGGAGTTCCCCGAGCTTCTCCATCTGGTCTCCCCCGAAGCGGAGGAAGCTCCGAAGGCTCCGGTACGCCGTGCAGCCCGGAAGCGGTAAGCAGTCCGTACCTGAGCAGGTAACCAACGCGGTCGCCTCCCTGCGTCCCTTCGACACTGAGATCGAGGTGGCCAGGGAGTGGGTCCGGGTCCCTGCACGTCCGGCAGCGGACTGGTTGGAACTGCTCATGGGTCCCATCGAACTGTTCCTGATCTTCCCCGGTCTGTGCGACGAGGAGGACCGGGAGTTCGTGGAGGACTGCCTGGCTCAGGAGACAGTAACTGCTGAGGAAGTGGACGAAGCCACCCTGGACCTGATCGAGGCCGTTTCCGGCAGGCCCTGGTGGGTGACCCTTCGCATGGTCAACGTGGCCGAGACCAAGTGGGGCATCCTCGGGGCGGACATGATGCTGCGTGGTGTGGACGCCACCCGCGTGTCCTTCGCCGCGTGGCTGGACATGCTCTGGATGACGATCTTCAAGTACCTGGATGAGGACAAGTGGACCATGTTCTCCACCCAGATTGAGATACCTCCACCCGAGGTGGCCGCACGGCAGTCCATTGAGACGATGGAAATGTCTTCCGATTCGTTTACCTCGCTTATGGCTGGATAGTACGATTCATCCAGTGGCGCATCACTTAGCCCACAACTCATAGCAAGGTGGGGTGAGTAGTGACTGCGCCGGGTGGGAGCATCGGTTCGCTGTATGTCAGCGTCCACGCCCGCACTGGTGACGTCGAACCCGAAATCCGCCGAGCCCTTAACGAGGCTGGCGAGGGAGCCACCGCCGATCTCGACAAGATCGGTAAAAAGTGGGGCGAGAAGGTCTCCAAGAGCACCGCCACGGAGATCGAGAAGCACGGCGACGATTTCACCCACTCTGTTGAGCGTTCCTTCGCAGGCAAGATCGTCACGATCAAGGGCGTCAAGTACCGGGTAGACCGCAACGACGCACTGCACATCTTCGAAGGCATCGGGAAAGGCCAGTTCGCCGGTCGCCTCGTCAAGGACATGGTGGAGGGCCTGGAAGATGCCTCCCGTCCTGGTGGCCCGTTCGAGAAGGTTGGCGAAGGTATCGCCGACGCGATCGGTGCCGGGTTCAACGTCTCCGGTAAGTCGCCTCTGATCGTCGCGCTGGTCCCGGCCATCGGTGCCCTCGCAGCCGTGATCGGGGCAGCCCTCCAAGGCGTTAACGCTCTTGTTGCGCTGCTGTTCACCCTCCCCACCATCGTCACCGGTCTGGCCCTGGCCATCGGTTCGGTGATGATCGCCACCAACGGGATGGGTAAGGCCATTCAGGATGCGTTCGCGGCCAAGAACGCCAAAGAACTCAACGCGGCGATCAAGGACCTGGCACCGTCAGCGCAGGCGTTCGTCAAGGAACTCCTGCCGCTGAAAGATGTCTGGGACACGATCAAGAAGGCCACCCAGGAAGGCTTTTTCAAAGGCTTCAGCGACACCCTGACCCTGCTGGCCGACACCCTGGGTCCCATCATCAAGAAGGGCCTGCCCGCTATCGCTCAGGCGATGGGAACTTTCTTCCGGGGCATCGGCATTTTCCTGTCGTCCCCGGTGTTCCAGAAGTTCCTCAGCGATGTCATCCCCGCCACGATCAACTGGTTGAACAAGTTCTCCCCGGCTCTGATCAGCTTCCTGTCCGGCCTGATCAAGGCGGCCGACGCGGCGATGCCGTTCCTGACTGCCGTGGGCGACATGCTCAACGGTGCGCTGATGGACTTCTCGTCCTGGCTTCAGGGCATGATCAGCAGCGGTCAGTTCAGTGAGTGGCTCGCCTCGATGCAGCAGACCATGTCTCTGCTGTTCGAGCTTGGCAAGGTGATCCTCCAGTTCTTCGTCAGCTTCTTCGACACACTGGACGAGGCTGGCGGCAAGGATCTCATCGGTCACCTGATCATCAACATCGAGACTCTGATTGCGTTCCTGGAGTCCCCGGTCGGCGAGAACTTCATGGCTGGCCTGATTCAGATGATCGAAATCCTGCTGTACTCGTTCACCGGCCTCGTCGTGATCGTCGGCGCAATCATCGCTGCGGTGGAAGTTTTCATCCGGGTGATCATGTACGGCATCGACTGGATCGTGAACACCGCGTGGCCAGCGATCCAGGGCTTCTTCAGTGACATCGGTTTCTTCTTCGAGAAGCTGTGGTTCGCCGCGCAGGTCTTCTGGGACAAGGTCGTCAAGTTCTTCACGGGCGGCGTGGAGAAGACCAACAGGAAGATCAAGGAAAGCGGAGAGTCGATCGGCTCCTTCTTCCGCGAACTGCCCGGCAAGATCGGCGGCTGGGTGATCAGCGCTGTCACCACGCTGGCCAGCATCGGCTACAAGGCGGGCCGGAACCTGATGTCCAACCTGATTCAGGGTCTCAAGGACATGCTGCCCGACTTGAGTAGCATCGCCTCAACCGTGGCGGGCACCATCTCATCCTGGCTGCCAGGCTCCCCCGCAAAGGTTGGCCCCCTGTCCGGTGAAGGCTGGTCCTACCGTCGTGGTCAACGTATGGCCAACGACCTCGCTGCTGGCATCGCCTCCCAGAACACTGAACTGGCGGCCAGTATCGACTCCTCGATGACCACCGTGGGGATGCAGTTCTCCTCTGGGGCGTTCCAGTTCAACTTCAACGGCCAGCAGCCAACCAAGGAAGAGGCGTACGGCATCGGCCAGTCCGCCGGGAAGGGCTTCGTTGATCAGGTTGGTGCCCGCAATACCCGACTCGCAGTGAGGATCGCGTAATGGGTGACTTCAACCCGCACATGCCACAGATCCTCGGCCAGGAGTGGGTGCCGATCCGGGAAGAGATCACCTCGTTCTCCCCGGTGGTCAACGCGGTCGAGTACGGTACCGGGTTCACCAATCGCTCCACCATCACCGTTGACCTGGCGCGGTTCTACACGAACGACTGGATGAACCAGCCGCTGCCGTTGACCAGCGTCAGCTACCAGACCATCGGCGTGTCCATCTACCCGCAGGGAACTGAGGCACTGTCCGGTCCGGTGGAGCGGATCGTCATCCCCTGCAACAACGGTGGGGTCACCGGAGCGAACACAGCCCTCAGCGATGCCACTATGGCCATTTCGGTGGGGAACCCTGGCCGTCCGGGTGGTGTCACCTGGTCCCTGGGTACCGCCACCGGCACCGCAGCCATGTACTTCAACATGCAGCCGTACCTGGCCGCACTGAAGGGTAAGCGCATCCTGGGTGTCAACATCCTGTACGGGGCGCGCTACAACCCGAGTACCACCCTGAACTTCACACCCACATTCACGTGGTCGCTGGTGCCTGCCCTGAACACAGGACTAATCCAGCGGTACGTCAACTCCGACTGGACCAGGTTCGACTCCAACGCCAACACGTTGGAGCAGTTCGAGGTGTTCCGGGTCAAGTTGGGTGAGATCAACCCGTTCCACAACGGCACCCCTGGTAGCGGCATCCTGTTCCCCTGGCTGGTTCAGGAGTTGAACCGGTTCGACTTCAGCCAAACCAACCCGCTCGGTGTGCAACTGTCCGGGGCGCTACCTGGTGCTGCGGCCAGCTTCGTGCTCACCTACGTAGCCCTGGAGATCATTTACTGCCAGGAACAGAGAGTCGCTGTCGGCATCACACAGACCAACGTCAACGGACTCGGTCCCGTTGTCCTACAGATGCGGACAATCCTCGGTGGCGCTGGGAAGTCCCTGACGGCAGGCAACTACACCCTGGCCGTGTCGGCACCAGACCGTGGTGACGGCGGTGGTGGCTCAACCCTGGTAACCCCGTTCCCGCCGGTTGGCCCCACCATGAACGCGCTGCGGGAACTGTATTCAATCCCTGCGCACCTGGGCTACACGATCAACCATCCGTTCCCGGTGGACGAAACGATCGTGGGCCAGGAGTTCAGCCTCGACACCAACCCAGTTCACACCCAGGTGGCCCTGTTCGGTCTCGACGGGACGGTACTGAACGACGTCATGCCCTACGGACGTCAGGCTGCCGCTGAAGTGTGGGGCAGCATCACCGCGCGGCAGACCATCCAGGACTACACGCCCGACGCCGTTGCCATGGGTTCGGCCAGCTTCCCGTACGTCCGGTTCTACGCACGCCGGTTTGGGGACACTCAGGTTCCGCTGAAGATTTCCTCCTCAGCCCCGTCCATTTCGGGGCTGTCCAACAGTGCCTGGCTGACACCTGACCAGTTCGATGCCCTGGAACCAGAGGGCGGCATCATCGACGGCTGGAAGGAAGTCACCCTCCAGTTTGCTAGCGCCCCGGTGATGGGTACCGGTATCTGGCCGGAATGGTTCTGGAGTGCCTCCGGGGAGGACGCCGGGAACCGGTGGGAAATCCTGGGAGCAATCGCACCAGACGTGTCCGGCGCACCGGGCAACCTGCTGTCCCCTGGCATCAAACTGTGGGGGGCCACCTACGGGTCACCGCCTGCCGTGTCCGGTGGCACTGTCAACTTGACGTGGCTGCCTCACTGGAACCCACCCGCCTCAGCGATAGCAGCGGACCCGGCTGCGGACGCGGTTCTGATGTTCTCGCAGTACCCGCCAGCCATTACTGGTCTGGGCTCGACCATGCTGGCGTTCCCGGTGACCGGTATCGGCTCGGAGTGCGGCGACTACAACTGCTGCATCCCCACGTCGATCCTGTACAACAAGGTGGCGTGGAGTGTCCCGCTGCCCATCATCGGTGACCACTTCGATCGGGTGTCAAGCCCCGGTTGGGGCACCTACCGAGGATCTATCGCCTGGAACGTCACAAACGGAACAGCGGCGGACTGGACAACCAACGGCAGTTTGGGGTTGTATACCCCGTCTTCGTCCTCGTCTCAGTTGCAGATCCTGAGTTCCTCATACGACAACTCGGATATCACCGTTCAGGCCACATTCAATGACCTGAGCGCGTCGTCCACCCATCATGTCGGACTGGTCAGCCGGTACCTGGACACCAGCAACTACTACGTCATGAATCTGCTCATCTCTCGCGACACCAAGTTGGGCACCCTGTCATTTGACGCACGTGTTGGTGGCTCAACCACCACCACGTCCGGTGGCACAGTTCCGTACCTGTGGGACACCACCAACGGGGCGATCACGTTCAAGATGCGGATGCAGACCTATAACCGCAACATCCGGTTCAAGGTGTGGCAGGACTACGACACTGAACCGGAACTGTGGCAGATGCAGGTGGTCGACTCGGGGCTGACCGCTGCTGGCAGCGTCGGCATCCGGACGATCATCACCATGTCGAACTGGAGCTTCGACAACTTCACGGTGACCCCCACTGGGCTGCTGGATTCGGCGTACGAGTTGCAGCGCAGCGACACCGCCGACCCCACGTGGCGGACCATCATGCGCGCCACCAACTTGAACACCAACTCGTTCAACGACTACGAGGCACGTGTCGGCCTGGCGTCGTCGTACCGCATCCGCACGTTGAACGGTTACGAGTTCGAAGGCCAGTGGTCATCCACTGCACTCGGAACCATCCAGAGTCCTGGTGTCAGCGGTAGCTCCTGCCTCAACGGCAACAGCGTGCTGATCTTCACCTCCAACTACGACCAGTCTGGCCAGTCGAACCTGGCGTACGTGGAGGCGTACGAGGGACGGCCGGAGCAGGCGTTCGGGTTCCCGGAGGCCAACACGCTCCAGTTGCAGCGCATGTACCGCAGGAACTTCCAGGTCGCCTTCAAGGGCACCGAACGTGGCGGGGAGGCGTTCACCCGGATGATCCTGGTCCAGGCCGCCGCGATCAGCCCACCACGTCTGGCGAACATGCGGGACCTGCGTGACATGGCGTGGGCCCAGTTGCCGTACGTGGCTGTGCGGGACGACATCGGGGACCGATGGCTGGCTGCGGTCAGCGTGCCCAGCAACAAGATCTGGAAGCGCAAGATCTACCTGGCCAACATCGGTGTCGTGGAGGTCACCGACACTCCGTACCCGGTGGACCCGTGACCAGGCCAGGTATCCGTCCGCTAGTCACTGAGGCCAGCCCGGCACAGTTGGTCCTGGACGACTTCATCGGCATCCGCACGTCCACGTTCCGGTTCCGGCTGTTCAACGGGGTGACCGGGGAGAATCTGGGGGACATCACGCCCTACGTGACCAGCCCTCAGTTGTCCCACGACACCAGCCGGTCGGTGAAGCGAACGCTGAGCCTGGATCTTGGGGTGGAGGATACCGAAGCGATCAACCCGATCACGGACCGGGTTGATGTGTCCATGGTCATCGAAGGACTGGGGGAGTACCCGCTGGGCCGGTACATGTTCACCGACAGCCTCCAGACCGTATCCACCGGAGGCAACCAGGCCAGCGTCCAGTTGGTGGACGAGATGTTCATGGTGGACCAGCCACTGGATGTGCCGTACTCCACGATCCCCCACAACAGCAGTTCCTTGCCCGAAGATGCTGTCGGACTGGCTGTCGGCGAGGGGGAAATCCTGAAGTTGATCGAACCCTTCGGGTTCAAGACCCGCATGGAAACCACAAAAGGGGTTGCCTCAGCGCAGGCAACCATCGGTTCCGGTCGGATGCAGGTCATCGAATCCATCGCGCAGCAGTGTGCGTTCTTCAGCCCCTGGATGGACAACGAGAACTTCTTTCACCTGATTGCCACGTTCGACCCGGAGACGGTGGTGCCGCAGTTCGACTACGACACCCAGCACGCCATCTATATCGACTCGATCTCCCGGTCCACGGACATCATCACCGCACCCAACCGTTTCATCGTGGTGGACAACGGTTCCAACCCCACTGGTCAGGCAATCGTGGGCTCGTATGACATCCCGCCATCCGCGCCGTACTCGATCACGCAACGCGGGTTCGTGATCCCGAAGGTGTTCACCATGCAGGTGGCCACCGAGGTACAGGCGAACCGGGTAGCTGCCGCGCTCGGGGTTCAGCATTCGATCACCGAGACGATCACGTTCACCACGCCACCGGACCCTCGCCACGACTCCTACGACGTATGCCTGCTGCTGGGCCAGTTGTGGCTGGAGCGGGCCTGGTCCCTGCCGCTGGTTGAGGGTGGCCAGATGACTCACACCGCGACGAGGTTCTACCGATGAACGTAAACACACTGGTCCAGTCGGTGCAGGAGAACGCCTTCGACCTGGGGCTGACCTGGAACCTGCAACCTGGCACCGTGGTTGAGTCGGGTCACGGCCTGATCAACGTTCAGATGGACTCTGATCAGAGCAACACCATCATCCAGGCCATTTCGTTGCTGGGCTTCATGCCCGCCGACGCACGGGTGATGCTGCTGTCGGTGCCGCCGTCAACGATCTTCGTACTGGGGCTGATCAACAACAACTACCCGACACCTGGTACGGCGATCGTGCGGGTCCGTCAAGAGACGCCACAGTCCATCGTTGACGCTGGGGCTGGAACTTTCCTCACCTGGGACGCCGAAGACTACGACCCGTTCAGCCTGTGGAGCAGTGGCACCGACGTGGCCATCCCGTTCGACGGCTACTACCAGGTCAACACGCGTGGCGTGTTCGCAGCCAACGCCACCAGCCGTCGCGCCGCGTTCGCCAACAAGAACAACACCACCAGCGGTACGGGCACGATCTGCGGTGCCTCAATCCAGGCCCCCGCCACTGGTACCTGTCAACTAGGTGGCTCTGCTATCGCCCTGCTGCTTACCTCGGATGTGGTCGGAACTCGGGTGATTCAGAACAGTGGGGCACCGCTAAACACTTCCTCCTCAGATGGAGGTTCCGAGCTAGACCTGACGTGGCTAGGACCAGCCATCACTTAACCTACCTTCTATGAAGGTCTACGTAATTCCTGCCGACGCGTACGGATGCGGACATTACCGAATGGTCTGGCCTGCCGAAGTTCTCCGTCAGGCTGGCCACGAAGTGGTGATCATTCCGCCGTCGAAGATGGGTACCGGCTTCCAGGCTCGGGTGCAGCGTGACGACAACGGCCGGGAAGTCCTGGTGGGAGTCGAGGTTCCCGACGATGCTGCCGCGATCGTCATCCAGCGACCCGCACATCCGCTCCAGCCGCAGTTGATCAACATCCTGCGTTCCAATGGGATCGCCGTGATCGTGGACATGGACGACGACATGTCAACCATTCACCCCGAAAACGGTGCCTACCACATGTACCGGCACAACTCGGGTTCACCGTTCTCCTGGAAGTACGCTGCCCTGTCGTGCAAGATCGCCAGCATGGTGACTGTGTCCACGGCCCAGTTGCTGAAGGTGTACGCGGGACATGGCCGGGGACGAGTGATCGACAACTACATTCCCGAGTGGCTACTGGACAGCCCGCACTTCCCCACCGGAACGTTCGGCTGGGCCGGAACCACCAAGTCCCACCCGAACGACCCGCAGGTCACTGCTGGTGTAGCTGACCAGCTTGTCAGCGAAGGCCACCCGTTCACGGTGGTGGGCGGGGACAACAAGGTCCAGTCCGCGTTCCGGATGAAGACCCCGGTGCAGATGTCCGGCAGCGTTCACATCCGGGAATGGGTTCCCATGATCGGGATGACCATGGATGTGGGCTGGGCACCGCTGGCTGCCAGCACATTCAACTCCGGTAAGTCCCGCCTCAAGGCACTGGAATATATGGCTGCTGGGGTAGCATGGATTGGTTCGCCCCGAGCGGAGTACCGGCGACTGCATAGAGAGTCGGGCTGCGGCTTCCTTGCGGACAAACCGAAGGATTGGTACCGCTTCACCAAGCAACTCCTCACCAGCGACCAGCTTCTTCAGGAGCAGACCGAAGCCGGGAAGGCGTACCTGAAGACCCAGACCTACGAGGAGAACGCTTGGCGCTGGATGGAAGCATGGGAAGAGGCCGTGAAGTTCGAGCGGAAGCGAGTGGGACTTGAATAAGTTTGCACTGATTCTGGGATACAACCGCCCAAAAGAAATCCAAGACGTTATCGATGACATGACCGACCAGGTGGACTACATCCTGGTCATCGACAACGCCTCCGAACCGCCGTTGCATGTGGCCCTGGACAAGCCGGACCAGGTGGCGTTGACGTTCCTGCGAGACATGACCCAACCAGCGAACCTGCCCCGGCTGTGGAACATCGGGTTTGACCAGATCGACATGATCGCTGAAGGGCCGTACAAGGTTGCTGTTCTTACTGATGACGTACGCATTCCTGAGGGCTGGTTTGAGGCGGTGGCGACAGCTATCGACGAGACGGGCGCAGCGGCTGGCTGCTCATCCCCGTGGAACGGTCACCTCACCCAGCAGATCCTGAAGAAGCATCCCGACGCGGACATCATGAACCGCATGTACGGTCCCGCGTTCATGGTTGACAGCCGAGCCCACCTCCGGGCCGACGAAACCCTCAAGTGGTGGTGGAATGACACCGACCTGGACTGGCAGGCCCGTCTCATGGGCGGCATGGTGGTCATCCCCACGCATCCGGTGGTCAACCTGTACCCGAACGCCTCGACTGTGGGGGTCAATGCTGAGCAGGCTGGACGTGACCGGGAAGCCTTCGGTCGCAAGTGGGGGTGGCACCCGTGGTAGTCGATGATCATTTCCAGTTCAGTGTCACCGTTCGCTACGGGAACCGATCCCTGGAGTGGCGAGCCCCGGTCGGAATTGACAACAACGAGATTCCGCACCTGACCAACACCCACTCTGACTGGGAACTTGCTCTGATCCAACTTCTCCTCGACCAGTTCGAGGAATGGTTCAGAAAGCACACGACATGAAAAGGATCTTCGCGTGGCAGACGGATACGAGTACGTGTCACCTGTACCGGACCCAGTTCCCGTTCGAGGAGTTGGCGAAGACTGGGGAGTGGGAAGTGTCCTGGGGTGCCCCACCTCAAGACATCAAAAGCTACGACGTGGTGGTAGGCCAGCGAATCACCGGCTACAACACCTTGTGGCGGGACCTGGCCCACGACTTCAAAGGTCTCCTGGTGCTGGACCTGGACGACGACCTGGTGGACGTGGACCCGCATAACACGGTCCCGTACAGCATCTACCAGCCGCAGCGCCTTGACACGATCGCCAACATTCAGATGGCTGACGTGGTCACGGTGTCCACCCCGAAGCTCGCTAAGAAGGTGAAGCGGTTCCGGGGCGACGATGCTGCGGTGGTGCTACCCAACTGTGCCCACCCGGACTGGATCAAGCCGAACCCGCCGTACGGGCTGACCATCGGCTACATGGGGTCACCGTTCCACGCGCAGGACTGGACCCCGCCGGTCAAGGAGGCACTGGACGCGTTCGCTACCACCTACCCGCATGCCCGCTTCCACATGATGGGTGGCCACTACTACAGCCGGGTAGGCGTGATGCTCCACGGCATGATGCCGATGGAGTACGTGCTGCACAACATGGAGTTCTGGGTGGGCCTGGCACCCCTGGTACGTAACGAGTTCAACGAATCCAAATCGTGGTGCAAGGCCATGGAGTACGCCTGCCGTGGTATCCCGATCATCGCCTCCGATGTGGGACAGTATCGCGAGTGGATCGAGTCGGGCGGGGGCGGTTTCCTGGTGGAGAACGAGTCCGTGGACAGTTGGCTCGACGCCCTGGACCAGATGGCCGACCTGGAGACCCGTGCCCTGATGGCCCAGAAAGCTATCTGGCGAGCCAAGGACCAGACCATCGACAAGCACGCCCACCTGTGGGCGAAGGTTTACAACGGAGCGTGGTAGGTGTACCGGACTAAATGTGGCCTGTGCCAGACAGGCGATCTGAACATGTTCCTCGATCTGGGCACCACGCCCCTGGCTGATCGGTTCGTGGAGAACCGGGGTGACGAGGAGGAGCGCTTCCCGCTGCGGGTGGCTATGTGCGAGCGCTGCAAGCTGGTCCAGTTGCAGGACATCGTGCCGGATGAGGTGCTGTACGGCAGTGACTACGCCTACTACACGGGTGCCTCAAAAACCCATGACGTGTACTGGACTGGCTACGCCAGGGACATCGAGGAGCGGTTCGAGCCCCAGTCGGTGCTGGAGATCGCCTGCAACGACGGCAGCCTCCTCACGAAGTTCAGCGACGTGCCCTACCGGCTGGGTATCGACCCGGCCTCCGGCCCGCTGGAGCACATGGATTCGAAGATCGCCCGCATCAACGACGCGTTCACCGCTGCACTGGCAGGCAACGTGGGGCAAACCTTCGACGTGGTGATCGCCAACAACGTTCTGGCGCACGTGTCCAACATGGAAGATTTCGTGCGTGGCCTCGACAAGGTCACCCACCGGGATTCGGTGGTGGTGATCGAAGTCCAGTACCTGGCGGACCTGCTGGTAGGGAACCAGTTCGATCACTTCTACCACGAGCACCGGTCCTTCTTCTCGTTGCGCACCTTGACGCGGCTGTTCATCGCACTCGGGTTCACCATCTTTGACGTGGAGCGCCAGGCAGCCCAAGGTGGCAGCCTGCGGGTGTTCCTGTCGAAGGGTTCCTTCAAGTACCCGGTCAGCGCTGAAGTGGAGATCATGAAGGCTGGGGAGGCGTGGCTGGACGAGTGGTTCACGATGGAGTCCCTCGTCGGTCGCGTGGACCACATCCGCGACTCTCTCGTTGAGGGCCTGTACGGGTGGCGCAAGTTCTACAGCCAGGGCGTCCTGGCCGGGTACGGTGCCACCGCCAAGTCCTGCACGCTGCTGAACTACTGCGGCATCGACCACGAGTTCCTGGACTGGGTACAGGACACCACCCCGTGGAAGCAGAACAAGTTCACTCCCGGCACCCAGATCCCGGTACTGGCACCGAAGGACGAACCGGTCCGTCCGGACCTGTACCTGCTGCTGGCCTGGAACTACCTGCCCGCCATTCTGCGCAAGGAGACGATCTACATGATTGAGGGTGGCAAGTTCCTGGTGCCCCTGCCGAAGCCGGTGGTCCTGTGACGAAGGTGCTAGTAACAGGAGCGTCTGGACAGGACGCCTACTACCTGATGCCCAAGCTGGCTGCACTGGGCTACGAGGTGTACGGCGTGGTGCGCGGCGGCGATCCTGGGCGGCTCATGTACCTGAAGGACATCCCGTTCCTGCGTCTGGTGCAGGGGGACCTGCTCGACTACCCGTCTCTGCTGGCGCTGGCGACGGAGATCTACCCCGACATCGTGATCAACACGGCTGGCCTGACGTCCCCGGCCGACTGCTGGGGCACCCCGGAACTGGCCCAGATGACCAACGGCACTGGGGCTGCCCGGCTGCTGGACATCATCTCCAACCCGGAGGTTCGCTACATCCAGTTCGGGTCGATCGCCGAGTTCGGTCCTTATGGTGCCTCGAAGCTGTACGCCGAGAGGATGATGGACGACTACCGGATACGTGGGTTCCGCACCACCACGATCAAGTTTGTGGGGCACCACAGCCCCCGTCGTCGTCCCCAGTTCTTCTCCCGCCGGGTGTCCATGAACGTGGCGAAGATCAAGAAGGGTCTCGCGGATGACCTGACCCTCGGGCCGCTGGACCGCCTACAGGACTGGGGCTGGGCCCCCGAGTTCATGGATGGGGTCATCGAAATCCTCGACAAGGACCCCGGCACCTACTGGATGGCTACCGGGAAGCCCGCGAGCCTGGAACAGTTCGTGGAGTTCGCGTTCAGGTCCGTGGACCTGGAGTACCAGGACTACGTCAAGTCCAGCGACGACAACGCGGTGCAGCCGTTCGATGTGCCGATCCTGTCGTCCCAGGCGGATGATCGTCTCCAGTGGCGTGCCACCACGGAGGCGTGGGATGTGGCACGGATGATGGTTGAGGCTGACCTTGCACTCCTTAGCTAGCATCGTCGTCCCCACGTTCCCCGGACGGGAGGAACTGCTCCTGGAGCGGTGCCTCCCGTCCGTGATCGCTCAAACCTGGCACCCGTTGCAGGTTGTCGTGGTCAGCGACCGGAACCCGATACTCCGTGACGTCATCAAGAACGACTATCCACACGGGTTCGGCACTATCGAGATGACCTTCGTGGAGATCAACGAATCATGGCGAAACCCGGTCACCGAGGCCAGCATTGGAGCGGTGCCGTGGTACGTAGGTAGCTTGCTCGCTCTCGGCGAGTTCGTTGGCTTTTGCGGGGATGATGACGAGCTTCTCCCCGATCACGTGGATCGTCACATCCATGCCCTTCGGGAGAATGAAGCGCTTTTTTCCGTCTCCCAGATCGAGTTCAGGGCCGGGAACGTCCCACAGTTCAACGTAGGTGATCGATTCGAACATGGCCGCCTCGATGCGACCGGAATCATGTGCCATAAGGATGCCCTTTCGGTGGCTAACTGGTCCGCTAACGGTGAGAACGCGGCCGACTGGAGACTTGTACGCGACTGGGTCAACGCTGGCCTCGTTGGTACAATCCTACCGGCTCCGCATACCGGAGTCCACCATGACGGCTGGCTCGTCGGGAAGACAGGGAGACCTGACAGGTGAGTGAACCGAAGCTCAGTGATCTGGACCGCTGCGAACACGGACGGCACTCGGTAGACAACTGCTTCGACTGCCCCGGTGGCCAGTCTCTCGGCAACATGTTCCTGGAAGACAACCAGCGGATCGGCACCACGCTCTACGGGGAGCCCATCACCGTTGGCTTCGTGCGTGGACCGCGTGACCGATGAAAGCTTTCGTGATCTTCAGGGACCGGCTCAGCTACGCGCTGGAGTGCATCGAGGCCCTGTACCGAGCCAACCTGGAAGTCCACATCATTGACCAGGGGTCCACGTATCCGAAAGCTGCTCTCTGGTTGAGGCAGCAACCAGCCACAGTCCACTACCTGCCGAACCAGCACCCGCAACGGTTGTGGAACACCGGCATCATCGACCAGGTGGTGGGCCGGGACAAGCCGTACATCGTCACCGACTGCGATGTGGTGTCTGTGGCCCCCGCCGACTGGGTTGCTGAGCTTGAGGTTCTCCTGTACCGAAACCCGGACCGCAATAAGGTGGGCCTGGGCCTGGAGACCGAGGACATTCCCGACCACTACCTGCACCGTCGCAAGGTGATCGAGTGGGAGGCGCAGCACTGGGCCAACCCCATCGATCAAGAGACCTTTGCAAGAGAGCACCTGTACGGGGCCGCAGTCGACACGACGTTAGCGATGTACCAGCCGCTGAAGATGTACCCGTCGTTTTCTCTGGGCCCTGCTATCCGTACTGGTTTCCCCTATGTGGCCAAGCACCTGTCCTGGTATGAGGATTCGGCTAACCCGTCAGAGGAACAGATCTACTACGAGGCCCACATGAACCGGGACTTCTCTCACTGGATCGCACCAGAAAGGTACGCATGAAGTACGTGTATGTCTCGATCGGTAACAGTGATGACAAGCTCACCCAGGCCGAATGGTCCGAGTTCTGCGGCGACGTGTACACGGAGGTGATCGCGTTCCGTGGCAGCATCCACGGCCGCTGGTTCTCCGCATCGTCGGACATGTACCAGAACGCCTGCATCTGTTTCGAGATCAGCGACCGTCACGCGAAGACCCTGAAGACTGCACTGAAGGTCCTGGCCCGCCAATACGGGCAGCAGTGGATTGCGTGGGCTGAGGCGGAACTCACCAAGCTGGGACCGGCAGCAGCATGAGCGCTGACATTCCTGAACTGATCCGGCTGGCCCGCAAGGGCAGGGAAGCTGAAGAGACCAACAAGGTGGTGGGTGGCTGTATCGCCCGAATGATCCTGACTGTGATCTGGGCGTTCATTGACGGCCTGCTGCTCATGCTTGCGGTGATGTACATCCGCAGACACTGGATCGTGGAACTACCACCCCTCCAATACCTCGACGCCGTAGTGATCGTCGCGCTTCTCCGGGGCGTGTTCGACCGGATTCCCATAGTGAGGAACAAGAAGTGACCTACCCGCAAATCACCGTGGTGATGCCGTCCATTCCGGCACGCGCCGTGCGCCGCAACGCTGCCCTGGCCTCCATTGGTGCCCAGACACTCTCTCCGGCCGCTGTGTCGCTCGCTATCGACGTGAACGGGGACGGGGCACCCCCAACTAGGCAGCGGGCCCTGGACGCGGCTGCGACCGAATGGGTGGCGTTCCTGGACGACGACGATGCGTTCATGCCCCAGCACCTGGACCACCTGTACCGGCACGCCATGGAGACAGGTGCCGACTTCGTCTACTCGTACTTCCAGGTGCTCGGGGGCACGGACCCCTTCCTCGCACCGGGCGAGCGGGAGTCGAAGCATTTCCTGAACGAGTTCGACCCGGAGAACCCGGTGGAGACGACGGTCACCACCCTGATCCGCACGGAGCTTGCCAAGGAGGTCGGCTTCCACAAGCTGGACCGGGGCGAGGACACGAACACGGGTGAGGACTATGGCATGGTTCTGGGGTGCGTCAAGCTGGGAGCGAACATTCGACATCTGGTGGAACGCACGTGGTACTGGACCCATCATGGAGGTAACACCTCTGGTCTACCAACCAAGGGGGACGCTAAGAAGTGGAACCCGGATGCCTTTGCATAGACTGTGGTGGTTCTCGCTGATAATCGGGGCCATTATTCTGGTCGCTGGCATCTCCACAGGTGTACTGATTGTCCTCTCTGGGAACAATTCCGACACCCAAAATGGAACGAATACAGTCTGTACGACCCCTAGGTAACGTTTTCCCTTACGATCAACATGAGAACCTCCCAATGATATGGAGTTCCCATGTTGATCGGAGCAAAATTAGACATCACGCTCAACTCGGGCACAGGCCGTGAGTCGTGGGAAACCTGACATGGCTTCAAACACTTGGGCTGACAGCCGGAACAGGATTGATTGGCCTCGTCGGATGGATCTTCCGCCGCGTTCTTTCGGGGAACCTGGTCCCGAAAGCAACTCTGGACCGAGAGAAGGAAATCTCGGCCCGGTGGCGGGAGATCGCCGAGACCTACGCGGCCAACGACCGGCAGCGCAACGCGATCGTAGCCAGGAACAACGAAATCCTCGAAAGGGTCCTGGCCATCATCGAGCGAGCACCGTGGGTACGGCTCGATTCTGGGGATGGCTATCGTGGGTCACACGCATACGACGTGAACAGGACCAGGCAGATCGAGAATCCTCCGCAGCCCTGGCAGTGGCGCGACAGGCAACCCGAGTGACGGAGCAGCAGAACCAGCGGTCGAACACTTTCGTGGAACGGATGGCAGCGCTGCTGGAGAGTGAACGATGACTCTCGTCGGGGAGATCCTGTTCTTCATCTTGGTGGTGGTCAACGTGGCCACCATCATCAAACTGGGTTGGCCGTGGACCTACAGGCAGCGCGAGGTGTCCTGGTATCTGTGGCTGACCGCATGGTCTGCGGCCCTGTTCGATGGCACGTTCCTGTTCGCGATAGTAGCTAAGGCGTCAGGTCCCGTGGTTCAGGCCCTGTTTCTGCTGGCCTTGGGCCTTAGAGTGGTTGTGTCCGCATGGCTGCTGTGGATGATCGCGAAGAAGGAACTGTGATGATGGGACTAGGTGACGTGAAGATCCGTGACGTACAGACGATCAGGTTCATCCAGGCAACCACCGCAGCGCTTCAGGGCGTCATGGGCATGGCGGTGTTCGGGGACCTGATGCCAGTAAAGGTGGCCGGGGGCATCGCCCTGGTGACTGCGTTCCTCCAGTTCTGGCTTGCCGCCTGGAACTCGGGGTTGCACAACGAGCCGACGAAGCAGTACGAGCCACCGAAGGGACTGTGATGAAACTGTCGGAAACGTGGCAGAAGGCCACTGCGTGCAGTGACAACGCCTGCCTTGAGGCACGGCAGGACGACGCTGGGGTGTCGGTGCGGAACAACACGAAGCCGGGAGACGTAATCGTCATGCCACCCAGCCACTGGATGACGTTCATCACCGTGGCAAGTACCGGCGAGTTCGATCTTGACGACGCATCGTAGGTACTACTTCGTACACGATGGTCCTTGGGAAATTCCGGAAGGTTACGACAAGATCGCTGCCGAGTTGCACGACCAATGCACCCGCAACTGGTGGTACAACAACCCGGAAGTCCTAGGGGAAGCTCTCGGTGTACTGGAGTTCCGCTTCACCGCATCCGGTGAGGATCAGTGGCGCGCACACAAACGTGCCATGGCGCTTGCCATCACCTGTTATCACATCTGTGGCCTGGGGGCTGATCGGGTACCGCACCCAATGTGGGAGCCCCTGCCGCCTCACAGCAACAGGGGCTACTCACGTGTTCTGTAACGCCTCTCCCACGTTCGGCGGAACGCCACTCTCAGCCCGAAGCTGATTCACCCGCGATGCAGGTTAGCTGCCTGACGATTTAAGTCCCGTGGTATCTGTAACGAGGCGAGGTCCATGCTTACACTTCCGGCGGATCTGTAAGTGGGCTAGGTGGGGATCGAACCCACGTCCGCGCGTTCCCGGAGTCTCACCCCCAGGGCTGCTCCAGCAGCACTAGCCCGTACCTGGTCACGAAGGTTATTCGCCTACGACGTTCCCGCGCGTCCACGGGACCGGCTGAACAGGGCCGCTAAACCCTGCGGAGTCCCAGCCCCAAGCTGGTGCCTGTTCCCGTCGTGACCAGTCTTACGCCACGGATCACCTTCAGCCCTAGGAACTATGTGAAGATGCATTTGTGGCAGAGCCCAGAGCAGGATTTGCACCTGCTTAACTTCCCCTTGAGCTAGCCTTCGGGGTCGCCATTGCCTCTTGGCCGGGCGGGTGTAGGACTCACGCAAGTTTAAAGAGTTCTGTCTGTCCTACCGAGCTTCACTCTTGTGCCAGCCTAGGCTCCCGACCAAGCCAGACCCGGGGAGCGCTGAGCATGTCTGGCCTCGCAGTCCCATCACAATCTCACTGGCATGGGACCCTTACGCGTGTCACGACGGGACTTGAACCCGCGACCTCCCCTTCCAGGGCGCTCTTTCCACCTGAGCTACGTGACTCCCCAGCGGTACCTCTGGGGTAGGGACTGGGCCTTGGGGCAGCTACCCCCCGCAACCGATTCCTTCGTGGCGGAGCCTGGATTTGAACCAGGGATCTCGGGCTTATGAGGCCCACGGGGACGACCGAACTCCCCCACTCCGCGTCGCTATTCAGTTGAGGGAACCCCAGCAACTACAGCCCACCGCGTGTAGCTGCTGGGGCATACCCCTGTCCCCGTGGGTATCGCGTGCCTTGTCAAGCTCGCAAACCCACAGTACCACAGTTACTTCTTGTTCGCCTTGGCGTCGGTGTACGCCTTGTCTGCCCGCTTGACGCGCTCCGCGTCCTCCTGGGTGGCCTTACCAGCGGCCTGGTTCTCTCGCAAGGCTTGCCGTGACTTCTCTAGCTCCACGGCGGCGTCGTACTGACTGGTCATCCGCTCTCCTTGATGATGTCGCTTTTCGGGGCGACCCCTCTGATCACTGGTGTGGGCAGGTGCCCCACGTGCCAATACTCACGCTCCCGTGGGCACCGGTACGCCACCATGTGATCTTCGTTGAGTCGCTTCACTACCGTCTTGGCCGCTGAACGGCTCAGATACTTTCGCTTACCACAGGCATCACAGACACCGATGTGGTGATCGTTATTGGCCAACTCCCACTAGCTCCTTGTCGTCGATCCGAATCACCTCAAACTGGCTGGTGTCGGCGACAAGTGCCCGAAGCTGACGTGGCGTGTAGCCCTGACCAGGGCTAACTGGCATTGCGTCCACCACCATGGTGTCATCGAACCGGTGACGACCAGGGGTGGCCAGTTCCTCAGGACTCCAGGTCGGCCACTGTGCGGTCTGTGGCACCTGAGTAAACCGCTGCTGCGGCCACTCCTGAGAGTTGTAGGCCCGGTTGACGCGCTCACGCCACTGGTGGTTCAGCACGCGCTGCTCACGTGGGGCTGCTGCGTGGTACGTCTCGTTGGTTAGAGACCACTCGTCGGAGTTCTCTTCGTCCCAGCCGTGGCGGATGCGCTCCGCCTCGTACTCGGCCTCTTCATCCCACCGACGCCGACGACGCCGCGCGATGCTGACACGGACCTCGCCTCCGATCATCGTGAACACGGTGCCCAGTCCGTAGACGAGGAGCAACGTGACACCGAGAAGACCTTTGCTCTGTTGCAGGTTACCCAGCAGGCTGCTGATCCAGTCGAGCACTGTCATCCTTCCGGTTGGACCAGGGGCGGGAGAGGTTCCCCGTAGCCCGCCTGCCGGAGCAGGATGATCATGTCCTCTAGTCGCATGATCACTGGCCAGTCCCCTATGCGAGCGGGACCGTACCCGTCTGGTCGTTGTACCACACATGGTACCCCAAGACCGGGGGCATCGGAAGCCTGCTTGAGCCAGGTTGTCACCGAAAAATCCCGCCGTGCCTTAACTTCTACCTTTAGTCCAGGTGTGTTAAGAATGTCCGACCCGTTGCGGCCCGCGCCCACGTCGGTGGCGTACGGCCACCCGTGTTCCCGCATGTACTCAGCTACGACCTTCTGCGTCTCCGCTGCTCTGGACTTCCGGGCTCGGCTTGGCATCTTTCACTCCCAACAGGAACGCGGCGGAGACGATGAACGCGTGGAAGGTTGCCCAATCCAGGGCATTCTTGTTTTCGCTAATGAGCCATACGAGGCACAGCGTGGTGCCCGCGATAGATCCGTAAATCATCGTGCCGTAGCGGAGTCCCCGCCAGTACCAGTTCATGTTTTTCCGCCTCAGGAAGAGTGGCTACCCAAAGATTGAAGAGGAGCAATAGCCATTGGCTGACTCCGAGCACCAAACCCCAAAGGCCGTGGGAGATTCCCAGCATTACTGCCAGGACTCCCACGGCCGTCAGGTCCGGATAGAACAGTCTCACTCGGTCTTCTCTTCGCTGGGATGGATCTGAACCAGACCAGCCTCACGGAGTTCGAGGATGACCTCCTCCAGGGACTTCGCCTCCGCCTCCTCGGCGGCCCGCTCGGCCTCTTCCTCCTCCCGGATGGCAACCTCTGCCACCAGGATGGGGAGCGCGAAGCCGCAGGGGAAGATCAGCAGCCCCAGGATCAGGGCCCAGCCGCCGTAACCGAAGCCAAGGGTGAAACTGAGGGCTGAGGCGATCAGGGTGACCCCCACCGCCCACCGGTACTTCCAGATCAGTTGCAGGTGCTTCATCTCTTTCCTCTCGTTCCCGCTACGCGGGCCCGGAACTGGGCCACCTTCTGGTGGTCCATCGGTTCCCGCCACACCCCGTCACGTTCGACGTAGCCGAACGAGCCTGGATCTAGGCAGGTCGCCATCGGCCCCGTCTCCTTGTGGCGGAGCTTGTGGCGATGCTTGTCGAAGCCTGTCACCCCACCGAACGTGCGGTGGCAGACGGTGCAGTGCGCCTGCCCCGGTGTCACCCTCGGGCACGTGTTGTCGCATCTCATTCGCACACCACTCCGTCACCGTCGTTGTCCCGGTACCAGGAGAACTCCGGGTCCCCCTTGTGGTATGGGCCATATCCAGCAGCCTTGGCCTTAGCGCAAGTGCTGAACTTCGGATCAGTCTTAGGTGTCGACTTGCTCGGCTTCGGTTTCGGGGAAGCCGACTTGGAAACTGCAGGCGTCGGTGACGACGGTGTAGACGGTGTAGCCGAACTGCAACCAGTTACCGCCAGCACCATCGCGAGCGCCCAGACCTCCAGGCAGCCCACGACCGTGGCCAACCCGAAGGCACTCTTTCTCAATCTGGATGTCATCAGTCGTCACCTCCGAACAGCTTGTTCGCCAGGAACAGGCCCAGGGCCAACCCGAGGATCACCATGATGACGGTCATCCGAAGATCGCCAGTCCCATAGCCAGGACCCAGGTCCACAGGCAGAAGAACGTGATGTCCAGCCCTAGCTGCTTCACCCGACTACCGCCCGGAACTGGCGGGACCGGTACTGCTCTGCGATGTCCGGGTGCTGAGCAGCGAAGGACTTCAGGTCGAACTCGGTGCGGGCCACCTCGTGCTCGAAGTGCTGCACCATCTCCGGGTAGTCCCGCTTCAACCCGGTCACAGACCAGGTGTCGATGGGGCGGTAGGTGACAACCTTCCGGTCGCCCACCTTCCCGGCGTGCGCGTCCCCGATGAGCTTCTCGATCTGCTCACGCAGGAACTTGACGTGCCGGTTCCAGCCTTCGGCGTTCTCCACCGCCTGCTGGTACTGCGTCCACAGGTCCGGCGGGATCTGCACTGCCGGTTCGGATGCGTACGGGTCAACACTCACTTGTTTCCTCCTAGGGATGCCACGAACAGACCGATGACGATGGCCAGACAAACGGCCAGCACGATGTACGGGGTGCAGCCGGTACAGCCTCTGCTGGTGTCTACCTGCTTGGTCACTTACCCACCCCCGATGCGAACAGGATGTATCCGAGCATCACGATCACTACTATCGCGATGAAGCCGAGGAGCCAACCTCCTCCTCCGCCTCCTTCTGGATTTCCTTTTGCTCCCACTTCTCCTCCTTGATTACCTTCCGACACGTCTGGCAAGGGATCTCATGGCTGTAATTGCGGACGAGGTTGTAGCACTCCATACGCCCGGTGCCGGGCTCAGGGTTGCAGATGGGGATTGTGTTCCAGGAGGTTCCAGCAACTGCTGGATCAGAGCAATCCCGTCCGCAATGTCCGCAGATTCGGCTAGTGCTTCCTTCCACTTCGTTACTCCCATCTGTTCTTGTTCGTACGGTTCGATGCAGTAGGAACAAATGTGATCATCTGTCCCGTCCTCGTTGTAGTAGGTGGTTAGTTTCAGGGGCTCCGTAACGGAGCGGACCTTTTCCACCCCACCTACGACCTTGATGAACTTCTTATAGTGGGTCTCGAAGCATCGGTCGCAGCGGTCACCACTCTTTGGTTCTGACGTGCTCAATGTACTCCTCCAGGAACTCCATCATGACGTGGTACATGTCTGCCGGGGAACCTGGGTTACCTGCGTGAAGCTTCCGGCGAAGCAACTCGTGCGGCTGCCACCGGTCCCACTCCCGCCACAAGGTACGCAGCGTCTCGACCTGGGTCTCCCGCTCCTTTGCGGGAGTGTTCAGCAGATCCTTCCGGTTGAGCACCTCGATCGGGTCGACACCGTGGTACTTGGCGCGGTTGATGATGTCCCGCACCACGGCAGCGAAGTCAAGAGGCACCCCCGGTCTCATCGAGCGACCCACGGGCTCTCCTTCCCTCCTTGGCTAGTCGCATGATCGCGACCGTGCGGCTGCCGATGGTCTCGGCCAGTCGCTGGGCGTCCCAGTCGTCCTGGTCGAGCACCTCCGCCACTTGTGCGCGTCGGTACTCGGCCAGGGTGGGTAGCAGGGTCTGGACCGCGTACACGATCCAGTCCCCTGACGCCTTGACCCGTTCGGGGCCGTCCATGTGGTCGAGAGCGTTCCAAAGGACCTTGACCCACGTGGGGTCTAGCCGTTCTCGATCCGCCATGCCCCGAACCCCTTCCGCATCCAGTCCTTCAGTTCCTTATGGCTTATCAGGTACAGGGTTTCCCCCTGAAGGACTGCGTACCAGTTCGTCGCTACCCACCAGACTCTTACGGTGCTGGCAGTCACACCAGGTTCCTTCTCCGCTGACTCCGTTGGCACACCCGTGGTGCGCACCGGATCGGCATTCCCCGCATACGAAGCCCATGCCTCGAATTCCTTTCGCCGCGCAAGATGCTTGCGCTCCCATTCATCGAAGATCATCAAAACCTCACAATCGTTGATAGGTTCCTTTCCCTTGCCTTCCTAATCATGTTCTCGGTCCCTCGGGACTTGCCGTCCCAGAATGCCAGCACCAGGTCCGCTCCGCTATCCGCCATCATGGTGTTGCGAAAAGGGCCCGCCATCTTGCCGTAACGGTTCCAGTCGGCCTGGAAGATCTCCTCCTGGACACCGGGTCGTTCTTTCGTCCAGTCGTGTGCTGCTCGGTCCGCTCCTGTTGGGCATCCCCCGTGGATGACCACCAGTTCTGTTTGCATAGACCAACAAGTGCCCCAGACTCCATCCAGGGCTGCGTGAACTACTTCGGGTCGCCCCCAGTCCCGGCAGCCGGTGACTATGACTCTCAACTCGCCTCCCAGGTAAGGGAGAGAGGCCCAGACAGCCCTCCAGAAGTCTGGGCCTCTCCCTGTGCGCACCCGAGACCGGTAGGGCGCGCGTCAGTAACGCTTACTTGCCAACGATCAAGGAGTTGTTCCCGGTGCTACACATCAGGCCCCCGTACTGGAGGTTCTGAAGCTGCCCCTTCGCAGCCAGATCCTTGATCATGTTCAGGCAGTTCTGGTACTTCACACCCGGATCGTTGGAGGACGAAACAGCCAGCTTCTCGTTCGCCAACTTCTGCTGCTCAGCGGTGAGTTTCTGCTGCGTCGCGATCTGAGTGTCGGCAAGCGCCTGAGCGAACCCGTTCAACTTGCCTTGGGTGACCGCATCGTAGTGAACGAGCGGGATGGTGAGCACGTCCACCTGAATGCCAGCTTCGACATTCTGCTTCAAGATGCCCAGTGCCTTGTTAGCAAGGTCCAGGGTGGTGGTTGTGGACTTCTCACCAGTGGCCAGAACCGCGAGCGGGTTGTAGTTCTCGAAGACCTCGTTGAGAGCTACCCGCATCTGCCGGTCCACCACGTTGTGGCCCACGTTCTTGACCACGTCGTCGTTGTTGCCCCGGTACTTCTGCCAGAGTTCACTAGCGTTGGCGTGCCGGTCCACGTTCCACTGGACGGTGACGTCCACGCAGGCGGTGGTCTGATTGGCAAGACGTACCGTTACTGCCGTGCAGGCACCCGTGTTCCACAGACCAATGTCCGTGTTCAGGTTGATGTTCTGCACAGTCGCATCGACCGTTTCGATCGATGACCACGGGGCTACCCAGTGGAAGCCGTTCTCAAGGCTGGCGGTGGGCTTGCCAAACTCCACCTGCACGCCCACATTTCGCGGGGGCACTGTGGTGAAGCTGTTGAAACCGAAGATGCCCAGCCCGATCAGGGCGATGAGCGTGCCGGAAACGATCGGTCCGAACTTGTAGTCAGTCTCGAACAGGGCTTGGCCGAAGACAGCCACAGCGAGTCCGAAGAGAACCAGCAGGATCGGTACGACGATCGTCCAGATAACAGCACCCATATAGGCGCGTCCTCCTAGAGAAGGGAGGGGTCTCTCCCCTCCGCGACTCTAGTGTACCACGGGTGCGCTACTCGACAAGTCGAGCCTGCTCCTCGTCAACCACGGCGTCGGCGACCTTTCCGATGGACTCCTCGGTGAGGTTCACCTCGCCTGGCACCGGAATGCCTGCCTGAAGGATCGCCAGGATCTGGTCCAGCTTGCCCTGCACGAACTGCATGTCCGCGTCGATGGTGTGAACCTGCTCCTGCACGTTCAGGGCAGTCTGGTATGCCAGGTGCGCACGCTGGGCTGCCTCGGTGATGGCGGTCTCACCCATGATCTCCGGGTTGTTGCCCGCAGGGTCATGCTTCGGAGAGTCGGTACGCCAGTAGAAACCGTCGTTGTTGACCGCGTTGTCGCGGTTCCACACCGCATCACGGGTCTGGTCAGCGGACAGAGCCATCTCATACCCCAATACGTCGAGCAGTTTGTCCATGTTCTCACGGGTCAGTGCGTTCCGGGAGAACGAGAAGTGGATGTGCCACAAGTGCGAAGAATCGGACGACACTGCCGTTACATACCGGTAGTCCCAGCCTTCAACGGCGGAGTCCTTGTCGGCCTGGCCGTAGAACTCCCGCATCCAGTTGAGGCGGTCGTCGTTCATGTCCTTGCCGGAGTCCAGGAGCCGCTTCGCGTACTTGGCGATCCTGGTGTAGTCACCGTGCTGCGCTTCTGGGAACGTCCAGTCCAGGGCGGCGGCAAGGTTGCTGGGTCCACCCTTGTCGGGTGCGTCGACTACCGAGTAGTCGGTGGGCTTGTTGCCCGAGCGTGTGTTGTGATAGCCCGGTTTGTCAGCAAAGATGCCACCGAGTTGTGTGGAGGGCTCCATCTCGTGGAGCTTCTGCCACAGGTAGTCGATGGCATCTGAAATCGGAGGACTGACCATACAGTCCAGGCTAGTCCGGAGTTACCAACCTTGGGAAGCGTTCGTATCGTTTGAGGTGAGTGTTTCCCTCGTTGTCAGCTTCCGTGAACTTTGTGTGCGTTGTCCCTTCCCATCCGCATAGACAGACGGGCTGGATCACCGGGTCAAGGATTTCGGGGGGCGACACCTCCCGAAACATGATCACGTGTCTAATCCGCATACGCTCGCTCCACCCAGTAGTGCAGTTGGTTACGCGCACTCTCCCGAGACTCGCCGATCTTGTCGTGGAGTCCTTGAATGAGCGCAGCCCTGGAGGCGTTACCCTCCAGGGACTCCAGGTCCGACTCGATGTCACCCAAGGCAAGCAGATACCCCTCCGTGTAGGAGATCATCCGTTCGCGCATGGACTTCTTGATCGGCTCGGTGCGCGTGAATTTGCGGTGGCTCACTGAAGCTCACCCATTGCCGCCGCGAGGCGGGGAATCACGAAGTCGGGCACCGCGTGTCCGGCCTTCTGATGTTCGCGTACGTGGCGGATCATTGCCTCGTGGGTGTCGACCCGGAAGTCCGGGTGCTCCCCAGCGAAACTGTCGACCATGTGGTCCTGGAGCAGGCACCCGCAACAGGTGATCCCACCCAGGTAACTGTCGTAGATGTACAGGGCCGAATCATACGGATGTGGTCCGTTCGGCCCACTCCACCTGACGTAACTCATATTCCTTCCTCCACAGTTGCGGGTCGTAGGACGCCGTGTCCCCTATCCAGACGCGCCCGTGTTCCTTGCAGTCCCCGTACACCAGGAGCGGTGTAGCCGGGTCGCATCCGCAGTTCTCCAGGTTGCAGTCCTCCGGGAAGATGACCTTCACGTTGGACAGGTACCAGCCGTGCCCCCTTGGGCATTTGAATGGCCACACCGGCGGCTTACTCATCACCGGTTCTCCTTCTTTCGTCGTGAGTTCTTCTCGATCCAGGGGCCGCCGTCGTACCGTATTGCACCACAGGCGCAGCGCTGGACACAGGTAAACGAACTCCAGAACCATGCGGCCGACCACCAGCGGCAGGTGTGCCACCTTCGGGGAAGTGGGGCCTGGTGCCACCAGACCCCCTCCCGGTGGAGGTACTCATCCTCCATTACTTGACCTTCTTCTCCAGGGCCACGAGCCGGTCGACGATCTCGGCGAGCATGTTCGTCTGGATCTGTGCGAGGGTCCGCATCTTTTCGATCTGCTCCTCGTGCGCCTGGACCACCTCGAAACCGTCCTTGACGATCAGGGTCAGTTGGCGGCCGAGGTCCGCCTGACGCGCCAGCATGATCTTGATCCTGGCGAGGACGTCGGTCTCCTTGGCAGCGTCCTGCTCCGGTTCGGGAGGGTCGTCGTCGAGGTTCCTGAGGAAGGCTGCAACTTTCTGGGGGGTCACTGGGGCAAGGTCACCCAGATCTCCAGTCTCATCATCTTGCATCGTCATACCCAGATCCTACCACGGTTCTTCGGATCTTGCCAATAGGAAGTTGTAAGCTGTACCAGGAAGCTGCAAGCTGTACTCCAAAGCTACACGTTGTAGGCCCAATGTGAACCAGAT